ATGACGACGTGAAGTACATCATCCACGACCACAACAGCTTCGGCGGCGAGGCCGCTGGCTGCTTCGAGTTGAGCGACGAGATCTACGCATCGCGTGGCAAGAAGCCGATCATCGCAGTGGTCGATTCCAACTGCTACAGCGCGTCGTTCGCACTCGCTACCGCGTGCGACAAGATCATCGCAATCCCGTCCGCTGGTGTCGGCTCGGTGGGCGTCGTCTCGATGCACATCGACATGTCCAAGGCGCTCGAATCCTACGGCTACAAGATCACCTTCATCTACTCGGGCGATCACAAGGTCGATGGCAATCCGTACGAGGCGCTGTCGGCAGAAGTGAAGGCCGACATTCAGAAAAGCGTGGACAAGTCGCGTGCTAAATTCGTGGCCGTGGTCGCCCGCAACCTGGGACTCGACAGCAAGATCATTTATGATACGCAGGCTCGAACGTACCGGGCCGACGACGCGCTCGCACTCGGTTTGATTACGAAGATTGCAGTACCATCGGCGGCGCTGCAAACGGCAATCGACGGCGACGACGAAGAACAGGATCAACCAGATCCCGCTCCGACCGGCGACGAAGGTGACGAGCAGGCCGCCAAAACTGAAACCACTACCAACGAGGAAATGACGATGGACCCGACTCAAGGCAACAACACCCCGGCCGCAGGCCAACCGGCAGCAGCCGTCAATCAGGACGCAGCGAAAGCCGAGCGCGCCCGCGTGCAAGGCATCCTGGCCTGCGCCGAAGCCGAAGGCCGTGGCGAACTGGCAAACCACTTCGCGTTCAACACCAGCATGTCGGTCGATGATGCGAAAGCCGCAATGGCCGTCGCACCGAAAGCCGCTGCCGCCGCTGCCGCCCCGGCCGCAACCACGAACACCCTGCATCAAGCAATGGCGAACACCGCACAACCGAACGTCGGCGCTGACGCCGCTGCCGGTGCCGCTGGTGCCGCCGCAGGCGAGAAGCCGACCGCCGAGCAGATGGCCGATGCCGTCCTGCGCGACTTCGGCCGCGCAACCGGCTACGCGCTGGACGAAAAATAATCCCAAAGCATCGGGCGAATTCAAACTCAATTGGAGAAGTAAATGAGCAACATCAACAACGCACCTGACGACATCATGCTCGCCGCTGGCCGTACCACCATCGGCTCGCGCGGCGGTGTCGCTCCCCTGTTCGTCGGCGTCAAGGAAGTCCGCGCTGACTCGGCCCCGGCCCTGGCGAACTTCGCCCTGTACGAACTGGCCCACCTGAAAACCGATGGCACTGGCGTCGAGAAGTTCGTCGTCGGCACGAGCCAGGCCGCACGCGCCGTCGTGATCTCGCAGCCGGTCGTGGCCGGTCAGCAGGCTCCGTATTGGGAATCCGGCTACTTCAATCACGAAGCCCTGGTGTGGCCGACTGACCCGAGCCTGGACACCTACGCCGAGCGCAAGGCGTTCTTCACCGGCACCCCGATCAAGGTCGGTCACTGCATCTAATGCGGCGCGCGACTTCCAACAAATCCAAACTAGGAACCTGAAGCAATGAACATTTTCGATCTCTACACCCTGGCCGGTATCCAGCGTCGCATCAAGACCGCGCCGACCTTCTGGCTGAACGAGTTCTACAAGCGCCAGATCAACTTCGACGGCAAGAACATCCTGTTCGAGAAAGTCTACGGCGACGACCGTAAGCTGGCACCGTTCGTCGTGCCGACCGCGCAAGGCCGCCCGCAGAAGCTCGACGGCTACGAAATGGACACCTTCCGTCCGGCGTACATCAAGCAGAAAGATGTCGTGGACGTGACCATGCACCTCGAACGTGTCGCCGGTGAAGCCCTGGGCGGCACCCTGACCATCGACCAGCGCCGCAACGCCGTGATCGCGGAACTGCTGCGTCGCCAGAAGGTCAAGATCACGAACACCTGGAACTGGCTGGCCGCTCGCGCCACCATCGACGGCAAAGTGACCATCAAGGGCGAGGACTACCCCGAAGTGGTCGTGGACTTCCGCCGCGACGCCGCACTGACCAAAACCCTGACGGGCGGCGCGAAGTGGGACCAGGGCACCGCCGATCCGCTGGCCGACCTGAAGGAATCGCGCATCGCCGCGAACGAACTGTCGGGCGCACGTATCTCGCGCAACATCTTCGGCGCAAACGCCTGGGAACTGTTCGCGCAGCGCGTGGACCTGAAGGAAATGATGAACGTGAACTACGGTGGTCAGAACACCAAAGTCACGCTGATCGCGGACGGCTACGGCGACACCCTGGAATACATGGGCACCATCCAGGGCACCAGCGGCCAGGGCAAGATCGAATGCTGGGTCGATACCACTCGCTTCGTCGATGCTGACGGCAACGAGCAGTATTACCTCGACCAGAACACCGTCGTCGGCGTGTCCGACATGATGGCCGGTGTTCGCTGCTTCGGCGCGATCATGGATGCCGACGCTGGCTACCGCCCGCTCGACACCTTCTTCAAGAACTGGCGCGAGAACGATCCGAGCGTGGAATACCTGCTGTCGCAGTCCGCGCCGCTGATGGTCCCGGCCGAGCCGAACGCGACCTACAGCATCAAGGTCGCCTAACCCGGCGTCGAAGTAAAACGGGCCGGGGCAACCCGGCCTTCATTCATCCGAACATAGAAAGTGAGAAGTACAAATGGCAAAACGAATCGCAGTCCACACCCTCGTCCTGCACCGCGCCGGAAAGCGCGTCAGCGTGAAGCCCGGCCAGGTGGTCGATCTGACCGACGCGGAACTGGAAGATATTCGCAAGACCTCGCCGGACGCCCTGGCGAAGATCCCGGCACCGGCCGAGTCGAATGAAGTGAAGCTGCCGCCTGCCGAAGCACCGAAGGCGCACGGTGGCAAGAACCAGGGCAAGGGTAAGCAGGAAGAGAAGCCTGCTGCTGCTGCTGCTGCTGAAACCCCGGCCGCGACCGACGACGAGATCTAATCGTCATGGCCTTCGACTTCGCAGCAGCCAAGCAAGCGGCGCGTCGCATCGTTCACAAGACTTTCGCCCTGGACGCGGAATACTGGTACAACGATGGCGACGTGCCGGTTGCGCTGCGGGTCCGCTGGCACAACAAGTTGACCAACGTGGGCGATCCGAATAACGAAGGCTATCCAGTCACCATCGACACCATCGACAAGGTGATCTTCGACATCGAAGAACTGGCCGCCAAACTCGTTACGGTCGCTCGCGGTGGTCGCGTGAAAATCCTTCACCCGGCCTTCGGCGGCCAAGTCCTCGCCATCGACACGCGCGATCCGCGTTGCGGCCCGACCGATCAGGTCTGGTACGTCGCAAAGCTGAACGATGGCAATCTCAATACTTGACGCCGCAGACCTGATCCAGCGGCTCCCCGGCGCTGCCGACAAGGCGGCACAACTGGCGATCAACACGGTAGCGGACAGGGGCGGTATGACCCTGATCCGCCGCTCGATCCTCGACGACATCGCCTTCCCTAAAGACTACCTCACCCGCGACCGTATCGGCGTCACGAAGAAAGCCCGCCCCGGCGATCTCGAAGCCGTCATCACGGCCCGCCAGCGCGCGACGAGCCTGGCACGATTCGCAGCACCAGGCACGTCTCTCGGCTCGCGTGCGCGCATAGGCGTGCAGGTGGGCGTGAAGCGCGCGAACGGCACGACGACCCTGAAGAACGCATGGCTCACAAAGCTGCGCAACGGGAACGTCGGCCTGGCCGTGCGCATCAAGCCTGGGCAGTCCTTCAACAACCGTCACGACGCGATCACGTCATGGCTGGTGCCAGGCAAGGTCGCGCTGCTGTACGGCCCGTCCGTCGATCAGGTGTTCCGCGACGTGTCCGAGAAGTCGGCCGCGCCGATTGGTCGCATGGTGCTGGATGAATTCAACCGACAATTTGCGAGGTTCGCACTATGAAATTTCCAACTGACCGCACACCACCTAAACGCCTGGCCGTGATCCGCGCAATGCGGGCGCTTCTCGCACGGATCTCAACCGACGACGGCTGCGCCTTCACGCTGAAGGACAAGGTGTTCTACAACCGCCTGCTGTTCGGCCAGGACGTGACCGGGCAACCGCCTGCGCTTTCCATCGTCGAAGCGCCGCGTCCTGACGCCGCGTTCTTCGCGGGCGAGGACGGGACGAATCGCAGCGACAAATGGACCCTCATGATCCAGGGGATCGTGCCCGACACGAAGCGCGATAGCGACGGTGACGCGGCCTATTATCTGGTGCAGGACGTGGAGCGTCAGCTTCAACGAATCACCGAAGTTGGCGGCGGTTCTGGCAACCCAAAGTTTCCTGACGACTACATGCTGGGTGGTATGATCTCGGGCGTCGAGATCGCACCACCCGTCGTCCGGCCGCCCGAAGCTGGCGTCTCGGATAACGTTTTCTTCTACCTGCCGATTCGTCTCGGGATCGCAGTGAAGATTGGCGAGTGAATCGGCTCGCATTTAGCACTACCACCAACTGTCCAAAATTGGAGAAACTGAAATGGCTGATACCAGCGGCAAGCAATACACTCTCGGCAAGGGCCGGGTCTTTTTCGACCTGTTCAAGCCGGGCACCAAACTGACCAGCGGCGAACGCTACCTGGGCAACACGCCTGCGTTCTCGCAGTCGATCTCGCAGGACTCGCTCGATCACATCGACGCGGACCAGGGCTTGAACGTCAAGGACGAATCCATCGTCATCAAGAACGACCTGACCGGCTCGTTCGAGACGGACAATATCTCGGTCGAGAACATCGCCATGTTCTTCGGCGGCGACAACTCCCCGATGACCGTGGCTGCGTCTACCGACATCGTGGACGCTGACGTGGTTGTGCTGCGTGGCCGCACCTACCAACTCGGCACCGACGAAGCGACGCCGATGGGTACGAAGAAGATCACGAATCTCGTCGTCAACAAGGTCGTGCCGGGCGCACTGCCCGCCGATCCGCCGACCCTGACGCCTGTGACCCTGGCTGGCAACTTCGAGGTCGATCTGGAACGCGCTCGCGTCTACATCGAATCCGATGCGAAGGACGTTGCCAACGGCGACACCCTGCGCTTCACCTACGATCAGGAAGGCTTCTCGCGCGAGATCATCATCGCCAAGGGTCAGCAGGTCAGCGGCGCGCTGCGCTTCATCGCGGACAACCCGCACGGCCAGAACCGCGACTACTTCATGCCGTACGTGAAAGTCACCTCGAACGGCGATTACTCGCTGAAGGGTGACGACTGGATGAAGATGTCCTTCAACTACGAAGTGCTGAAGAAGGACGCCATCACCGAGCGCCAGTACATCGACGGCGTGGCCGCGTAATAGGAGATCCCCGAAATGGCACTGCACGACTTCAAGGTAGTAACTGAAGAAGTGTCGTTTCGGGGCGGTCGCTTTGAACTGCGCGGCCTTGCCCTGAACGACGTTTCCGAACTGGTCCGAAATAACCTCTCCGAACTCAACAAGCTGTTCCACCTGTACGACAACGAGAACACCCGCGAGCAAGCCCTGGCCGAATCGGCACGCTTCGCAATCACCATCGTGCGCGAGACGCCGATGATGGTGTCGAAGATGATCGCCCTGGCCGCCGATGAACCGACCGCCGTGGACGTGGCTGCGCGCCTGCCGCTGCCGGTGCAAGTCGAGTGCATGCGCAAGATCATCGAACTCACCTTCGAGGAAGCAGGCGGCGCAAAAAAGTTCCTCGACAGCGTAATGAGTCTGGTGAACGGCATGATCCCGGTGCCGTCGATGACGGGCTGAGTCACCTGACGCGAGCAGAGCGATTCCATAGGTCGCTCCGTTCGCAGGCGAGCCTGCTGATGGCCGAGGGTCACACGCATGCGAACCGATACCCGCTGTCGAAACTATGGATCGAAACCGAGATAGCACGCGAGCGAATCAATGCTCGATTGGCGACGGAAGCGACGCTAATTCACACAGCCATCGTTGCGGTTCTCGCGCCCGGTGGTAAGGGCGTGGAAAATTTGAACCGACAATTGAAAGCACTCACCGATGGCTAACAACACGCAAGACGTAGAACTGCGGATCAGGGCGTCCAACTACTCGAAGAAAACCACCGACGAAGTAGTTGACGCCCTCAAGAAGATGGTCGGCGCGCAGGACGCGCAGATCGAATCCGCGAAGAAGGGCACCACCACCATTCAGCAGCTTGAAAAATCCTACACGCAGCTTGAATCTGCTGCGAAGGCGCTGCTGGGTCAGAACTCCCTCGTTAATCTCTTCCAATCTCAAGGCCAGGCGCTCACCGAATTGCAGGTGAAGCTCGATGCCGCGCGCAAGGCGCAGCAGGACTTCCAGGCCGCCGCCGCAGCCGGTGCGAAAGCACAGGGCATGTCCTACAACGAGTTCAAGTCGAAGAACCTGGCCGACTTCACGAAGGCCGAGGGTTCGCACGCTGCCGCGATGGCGCGGATCTCGAAAGAGTGGACCGAGTACAAGGCGTCGCTCGATGCTGGCTCGCAGTCGCAGGCGCAATCCGCAACCGAAGCGAAGAAGCTGGCCTCGGCCGTCGCCGCCGCCGAGAAGGAACTGGCGCGCATGCAGGGCCGCGTCGAGACGACGAAAGCGAAGCTGGGCGAGTTCGGCATCGACACCGCCAACGTGGCCGCCGCGCAGCAGAAGATCGTGGCCGCTGTCACCACCGCGAACGACGCACTCGCGCGCCAGGAAGCCGCCATCGACTCGCACGACGGTCACGCCGCGCAGCGCCGCGCAGCCGCCGAAGCAGCAGCCGCAGCGACGCAGCAGGCCGCCGCAAGCGCCAAGGTTGCCGACGCCGCACGCCAGGCCGCCGCCGCGCTCGATGCCGAACGTCGCGCGCAGCAGGAAGCCAACGAAGTCGCCCGCATGAACCAGGCCGCGAAGCAGGCCGAGGCCGACATCATCTTCTCGAACGCCGAGCGCGAAGCCGCCGAGGCGATCAACCGCAAGACCGCCGCGATCCGCCAGCAGCAACTCGCCATGCAGGCCGCCGCCAACGCCGCCGAGCAGGGCACCCGCAACGCCCTGGTCACGGCGCGCGGCCAAACGCCAGTCTCGCAACCGAACTTGGCCGGGCAGATCCGCGACATTCAAAACCCGGCCGACGCCGCAGTGCGCACCGTGGGCGGCCTCGAATCCGCTATCGCGGGCCTCGAAACGCGCGTCTCGGCTATCCGTGGCCCGGTCAAGGATTACAAAGGGGCCGTGGAAGAGGCCACGCGGGCGCAGAAGGCGCTAACGCAGATCGCAGGCCAGGTGGATGCCTACGACCGCCAGATGGCGTCTCTGCGGGCCGCTCGTGCGGAATTCGGGCAAGCGCGCCTGGCGGTGAACCGCCTCGTGGCCGAAATGCGCAGCGGGAACGCGGGCGACGACATCACCACGCGCCTGAACGCGGCTCAACGCACCATGCAGGCCGCCGCGCAACGCCTGGGCGACCTGACGACCGCAGCGCGTGCGCAACGTGACGCCCTGCGCGGCGCTGGCATCGACACGCAGAACCTCTCGTCGGCCGAGCAGCAGCTTGTCGGCCAGGCGCAGCGTGCGACGACCGCGCTCAACACCCTGAACCGCGCCTACCAGCAGCACGGCGCTGCCGCCGACAACGCCGGTTCCCGCATGTTCAACTGGTTCGGCGGTAACGGTGGCCGCACCACCCTGTCGTACATGCAGCGCATGCGTGGCGAACTTCTCGGCCTGGCCGCTGGCTTCGTCGGCCTGAACGCGGCCATCCAAGTCGGCAAGAGCGCGCTGACCGCCTACAACGACAACCAGGCCATCATGTCGCGCCTGACCATCGCCAACGGCGGCGACTCGCGCAAGGCGGCCGAGGACTTCAAATACCTGCAAGCGCAGGCCGACCGCATCGGCTTCGTGTTCCAGAAGATCGCCCCGGCTTACACGAAGTTCGCCATCGCTGCGCAGTCGGCCGGCTTCACCACGCAGCAGACCCGATTCTCGTTCGAGAATATCGCTGGTGCAGCCGTCAAGGCCAAGCTGTCCACCGAAGAACTCGAAGGCGTGATGAAGGCGTTCGAGCAGATGATGTCGAAGGGTACGATCCAGGCCGAAGAATTGCGCGGCCAGTTGGGCGACCGTCTGCCTGGCGCGTTCACCATCGCAGCGCGTGCCGCGAACATGACCGTGCAGGACTTCACGAAGGCCATGAGCGAGGGCAAGATCGGTTCCGAGCAGGTCATCGCAATCGCGCGCGAATTGGGCAAGACGTACGGCGCGGCGCAGACCGGGACCGAGACGCTGCTGGTCGCACAGGCCCGCTTCGAGAACGCCACGAACCGCTTCCTCACCGACACCGCGCAGGGCGGCTTCGTGCAGGCGTACCAGGGCTTGCTCAACAAGCTGACGACAATGCTGAACGACGGCACCGCCGCCAAGTTCGCAAACGCGCTGGGCCAGGCACTCACCGCCGTGGTCGATGTGCTGCGCTTCTGTGCCGATCACGTCGATGGTCTGAAGCTGGCGTTCGAGTTGCTGATTGGCGTGAAGGTGATCCTGTGGCTGATCCGCCTGCCGGGCCTCTTCAAAGCACTGCAAGCCGAGATCCTGATCGCCAACGGCGCGATGATGGCGTTCCAGGGATGGCTCGACCGCCAGGCCGCCGCTGCCGCACTGGCGCGCGCGCTGGGCGCTACCGGCCTTACCGGCGTCGTCGCACGCCTGACGCCCGTTCTGGTCGGCGCAACCGGCGCGCTCATGGGCCTGGCTCGCGCGATCCCGTACATCGGCCTGGCCGTGGCCGCCGCCGAGGGCATCAACTTCGCCATCGACAAGTACGACGAAAGCACCGTCGAGGGCATGGTCGCTACCGTCAATAATGGCACCAACTCAATCAAGGAAGCCTACGCCGCCCGCGAGGCATACGACCGCGCACGCGGCACTGCCGAAGAAGCTGCGCTGAAGGCCGAGTACGACCGCAAGCGCGACATCATGCAGAAGGGCACCTTCGCGGTTCAGAATGCCATTCAGGCCGCGCGCAAGAAGGGCTTCTTCGATAAGGGCGCGGGCATGATGAACAAGGACGAAGTGAAGTCCGCGCTGAAGGACTTCTACGCCGCATCGGATGCCGTGCCAGCACAGGCGCAGCCGACCGCTGACCCTGGCGACCCGAGCAACGCCGAGTCGATCATGCGCACGCTGAAGCAAAAGCTGGGCGTCGAGGATGCGAAGAACGAGCGTCAGTTCCGACTCGCTCGCCTGAAGGCCGAGAAGGGCGACCTGGCCGAGCGCATCGAGATCATCCGCGAACCGTTCGAGGAATACAAGAAGCAGTACGCCATGAACATCAAGGACGCGGACGAGCGCGCGAAGGCCGTTGCCCTCATCGACAAGTCGGCCGCACAAGCCGAGAAGCTGGAACGCCAGAAGTACGCGAACGAGCAAGCCAGGAACGGCGAGTCGGCGGCGAAGAAACGCATCACCCTGATCGAGCAGATCAGCACGCGCCTGAAGGACGCCGAGGCCGACATCGCAAACCGTCAGTCCAAACAGGACACCGATCTGCCGTACATCGACCGCGAGAACGCCCGCGTTGCAGCGGTGAGCAAGGCATACGATGAACTGAACAAGGACATGGCGAAACTGCGCCCGCTCGATCCGAAGCAGGCCGCCGAGTTCGACGTGCGCCTGAACAAGATCAAGAAGGAGCGCGAAGAGGTCGAGCGTGTGAACTCGAAGCGCGACGAGGCGAACCGCCTGCTGGACGAGTACAACCAGAAGCAGGGCATCCTGAACAACAAACTGGCCGCGATCAAAACGGAAGAGGACACCGGCAAGATCTCGCACACCGAAGCTCTCGACCAGGCGAACAAGCAGATCAGCGATCTCGGCCCCGGCATCGAGGCCGCTGGCAAGAAGGCGCTCGAATTCGCGGTGAAGTTCTCCGACCAGCTTGACCCGACCCGCTTTGCCGAGATCGCGTCCACGATCAGTCAAGGTATGGCGAAGAACGGCAAGGACTCGCAGATCGCCATCAACATGATGAACACCGCGCAGACTCAGTTGAACGAGGCGCTGGCGCAGCAAGAGCGCGAGATCGACGCGATCAACCTGAAGCGGCAACTCGGCGCTATCGACTCGGTGCAGCAGGTGGACGCTATCAACGCGATCACCGCGAAGTACGCTGGCAGCATTCAGATGCTCGCGCAAAACCTGATCGGCTTCATCGCCACGGTGAAGGCCAAGGGCGGCATGTCGCCCGAGCAGTTGGCCGTCATGGACGCGGCGGCGCAGAAGGTGCTCGCCACGTCGCAGGCCGGTATCGTGAAAGCGCAGGAATGGGAAACCACGCTGGTGCAGTCCATCGCGCAGAACGGCTCCAATGCGTTCGATCAGATGGCCGAATCCATCGGCAAGGTCATCACCGGCCAGCAGGGTATCGGTGAAGGCTTCCGAGGCATGCTGTCGGCCGCTGGTATGTTCTTCGCGTCGCTCATGAAAGACCTGGCGATGGCGATCATCCGCATGCAGATCCTCAAGATGCTGCAAGGCTTCGGCGGTGGCATCGGTGCTGCGGCTACTTCGATGCTCGGCGCAGGCGTTGCGCACTCGGGCGCGGTGATCGGATCTAGCGGTGGTCGCAGCCGCTCGAACGTCTCGGCCGCCGCCTTCATCGGTGCCACCCGTTACCATACTGGCGGCATCGCTGGCCTGGCCCCGAACGAAGTGCCGACCGTGCTGGAAAAAGGCGAGGAAGTGCTGACCCGAGGCGACCCGCGCCATATCCTGAACATGGGATCGCAGGTATCGAATCTCGCCAGCGCGCAGGCCACGCCGCAACGCTTCGTGCTCGTGGACGACCGCTCGCAGGTGCCGCAAGCAATGGCTTCGTCGGAAGGTGAGAAGGTGACGATGGTTCACCTGAAGAACAACCTGCCGACGCTCAAACAATGGATGAAAGGACGATAAAACCGTGACGCTTCGCACCCCCTTCGACTTCGACTACGATCCGCCCGCCGACCACGGCGAGAAGATGGTGTCGGTGGCAGATCCAATCGGCTCGGCAGGGGGTGCTCGCACCTACTACCTGTCGCGCCGCTTCAACTTCACCGAGGGCGAATACACGTTCCTCATGAACGCCGACGACGCGGCGACGCTGTGGCTGGGCACCACGCAGTTCGACAGCCGCATTGTGCTGTCGTGCGTGCTGGGCGCGCCCGCCTCGAACGTCCTGTATATCTCGCAGGGCGACTTCCGCATCGACGTGGTTCTGCAAAACCTGCCGACCGCGCCGACTCCGTGCTACTTCGGCCTGGTCATTCTGGACAAGGACGGCAACACCGTCTACGCCTCGGACAAGACCGGCTGGGTGCTCGACGACATCGCAATCAGCGACGACGATCTGCCGACGCTCGATGACGTGCGCTTCAGCCTGCCGGTGTTCTCCACGCTGCCGAATTGGGAGAACGGGATCACCGAGCGCCTGATCTGGCAGACCGACGTGCTGGCGAGCGAGACGGACGCCGAGCAGCGCCGCTCGGTGCGCCGCAACGCGCGCCGTCAGTTCGAGGCGTCGTTCCTGCGTCAGCGCATGCAGCGCAACCGCATCGACTCCTTCCTCGTCGGCATCGGTGCCGGATCGTTCATGCTGCCGCTGTGGCACGAGCAGGTGCGCATGGCCGATGGCCTGGACATGGAAGCGACCGGCGTGACCCTGGATAACCTGGCGCTGCGCGAGTTCCGCAAGGGCGATCTCGTGTTCGTCAACAACGGCAATCCCGACGAGTACGACGTACTGCAAGTCGGTGATGTCGAGGCCACCCGCTTCTCGTGGGCGTTCCCACCGCGCCGCACCTGGCCGGTCGGCACGCGGATCTATCCGATGCGCGAGGCCCGCATCTACACGCAGCCGCCGCAGGTCACGAATATCACCGACACCGTGGCGCGCGCGCAGATCCTCTTCGACCTGTCCGAGCCGTACGAGATCCCTGGCTCCTTCGGCGCGAACATGTCGGGGCAACCGCTGTTCCACTGGTCGCCCGACTGGACGGACGGCATGATCGTGAACTACTCGCGCAAGGCGTACACCGTGGACAACCAGACCGGCGCGCCGTTCGTGATCGACCACGGCAAGTACACGACGACCAGCACGCAGGCGAAGCTGCGCCTGTTCGGCCGCTCGCAGGCATTCGCGCTGCGGCAGTTCCTTCAGGCGGCGCGCGGCCGGGCCAAGAAGTTCATGTGTCCGACCTTCACGAACGACGTGTACCCGATGGACGACCAGATCGAAGGCGCGACGCTGATGATCTGCAACCAGGGCTTCAGGTCCGCGATCACGTCGCCGCAGCCGCTACGAATTCAACTCGCGTTCCAGTTCCACAACGGCGCGCCGACGCTGTATCGCACGGTCACGAACGCGGCCACCGTGTACGACGGCATGCTGGCCGTGGGCGAGTCCCTGACCCTGGACGCGGCGCTGCCGTCGATTAGACTCGCGGACCTGAAGCGGATCTCGTTCGTCACCGAGACGCGCTTCGATCAAGACCAGTTCGAGATCCACCACCCGTCGAGCAATCAGGTCAGCATCGACGTGGCCGTGGTGCTCCACCAGTTCACCGATAAGAGGATTCACCAATGACGTTTGCAGCAATCGAGACAAGCAACGATGATGGCCGCCCCATCTACCTGTACTCGTTCACCCTGGGCGCGGCCACCTGGCGCTACACCTCGGCCGACGCCGACATTAGCGTTGACGGATACCAGTGGAAAGCCATGCCGATCTCGGACGATGGCGTGAAGCTGACCGGCGACGCGCAGACCGACAACCTGACGATCACGGCCCCGAACACCATCGCGCCGGTCCAGATGTTCTTCGGCGCGCCGCCGTCGCAAACGATCATGGTCCGCATCTATCACTACCACGAGGGTGACACGCAAAGCATCCTCGGCTACATGGGCGAACTGCTTCAGGTGAACCAACCGTCGCCCGGCACCGCGACCATCACCTGCGGCACGATCAGCGCGTCTATGCAGCGCGACGGCCTGCGCCTGGCCTGGCAACGCAACTGCCCGTACGCCCTCTACGACGAGTTGAACTGCAAGGTGGACAAGTCGCAGTTCGGGCAGCAGGTGGTCGTGGCCGACGTGGTTGGCAGCACCGTCTACTTCCAGGGAATGACCGGCGCTGACGGCAAATTTGACGGCGGATTTATCCAGTGGGAGCACCCTTCGCGCGGCACCGAATTCCTCGGCATCGAGCAGCAGATCGGGACCGCCTGCGCCATGTTCGGTATTACTGACGGGCTATACTACGGCCTTCAAGTCACGGCGTACCCCGGCTGCAATCGCACGACGGGAGACTGCACCGGAAAGTTCAACAATCTGGATAACTTCGGCGGCATTCCCGACCTTCCTGGGAAGTCACCGTTCGACGGAAATCCGGTTTTCTAAAACAAGGGATTAACACATGAAAGACCTGCTGCGGCGCTACATCGTCGGCGTGGTGCGCATGGGGCTGATGTATAGCCTCATGGGCGTGATGGGATGGGATGACGCGCTCTACCTGATGATCGCGTCCTTCCTTATCAGCTATGCGCTGACGCCGAAGCCGAAGAACGAAGGTGCCGGTCCTACCGCGTTCGATGACATCGACTTCCCGAAGGCCGACGAGGGTACGCCGCAAGCAGTGATCTTCGGTGATTGCTGGTCGGGCGACTGGATGGTGCTCGCAGTGGGCAACTACAAGGTCGATGAGATCCACGCTGGCGGCGGTAAGAAATGACGACCGTGCGCATCCGTCATGTGCGCCAGGCGAATCTCTGCGCGTCCGGCACGCGCGCCTGGTTCGAGCGCCACAACATCAACTATCCCGACTTCCTCAAGAACGGCATCGACGCCGAAGCGATCCTCGCGCTGGGCGACCACTTCGGCAACGTCGTCGTCAGCAAAGCGAAGGAAGAGGAAGCCAAACTGAAAGAGGCAAGCAATGGGTAAGGGTAGCGATCCCGTAACAGGGTACAAGTACAGCTTCGGTATCCACATGGGCATTTCACGCGGCCCGGTGGATGAAATGGTGGCGATCAAGGTGGGCGACAAGAAAGCCTGGGAAGGCAGCGTCACCACCACGAGCGACATCTTCATCAATCAGCCTGAACTGTTCGGCGGCGACAAGCAGGAAGGCGGCATCGTGGGTACGCTGAAGCTGCTGATGGGCGAGGTGACGCAGACAGCGCCGAGCGCGCTGGTGTCGATGCTGGGCCACGCGCTGCCGGGATTCCGCCGCATGTTCACCGCGTTCTACAACGGCCAGATCTCGTCGAACTCGGCATACCCGAAAGCCTGGAAGTTCCGCGTGCGCCGCGCGCTGAAAGGCTGGGATGGCGAGTGCTGGTATCCCGAGAAGGCGATGATCCTGCTGCACGGCGTCACGCAGACCGACGTGATCTACACGCCGAAGCGCATGGACTATACGGGCGGCGACCTGCACGACACGATGGCCGACGCCTACAACGGCGCGATGTCGCAGTACGAGGCCGAGACGTACGAATCGCAGACTGTCACCTACACGCCCGAGATCAAGGCGATGAACCCGGCGCACATGCTGTACGAGTGCTACACGAACCGCGAGTGGGGCCGTGGCCTGCCCGCATCCGCGCTCGACATCGCATCGTTCGCCAAAGCTGCCGACACGCTGTTCGACGAGGAATTCGGCCTGTGCATGCGCTGGAACCGCCGCGATACGCTCGAATCGTTCATCCAGTCCGTCATCGACCACATCGGCGCTGTCGTCTACTCCGACCGCGCGACCGCCCTCATCACCCTGAAGCTGATCCGCTACGACTACGATCCGAAAACGCTGCCGATCTACGACACGGATAGCGGCATCCTGGCGATCACCGAAAGCGAAGTCGCGGCCCTCGGCCCGGCGATCAACGAGGTGGTGGTCGAGTACACGGACCCGGTGACTGACGAGACACGCACGAAGAACGCGCAGAACCTCGCATCGCTTCAGGCGTCGCGCGGCGTGTTCAACTCGATGAAGAAAACGTACAACGGCATTCCGACCCTGGGCCTGGCCGCGCGCGTCGCGCAGCGGGATCTCCGCATGAACGCAATCGCGCTGCGCCGATTCTCGATCACGATGGACCGCGCCGGTTGGAAGATCGCGCCCGCCGACGTGCTGCGCATCCGCGACACGGTGCGCGGTATCCGCGACGTGATCGTTCGCGTCGGCCGCGTCGAGGACGGCACGCTGCAAAACGGGACCATCACCATCACCGCAGTGCAGGACGTGTTCGGCCTGCCGCTGGCCTCGTTCACTGGCGACCAACCGCCCGCAGGCGTCAAGCCGGTCACGCAACCGAAGCTGGGCCGCCACCGCGCGTTCGAGGTGCCGTACTTCCTGCTGAAAGGCGCGATGAAGCCTGCCGACTTCGACTACATCACCGACGACGCCGGATTCCTCGGCACCGTGGCCGAGAAGCCAACCGACCTGTCCCTGGGCTACAACATCTACGTGAAGCCGAGCGAACCGACCCCTGACGATCTCCCACCGACGACCTGACATGGCAAATAGCGAATACAACAAAACGGGCCTCGGCGCTTTCGCCAGCATCGCCAAACTCGACGAGTCGATGGACCGCGAAACCACGATGATCCCCTACACCGTCTCGAACATCGCCCGGCCGCTCGCGCTGGGCATGGTCGTGATGATCGAGGAAGAGATCATGTCCCTGGTCGCGTTCAGCGAGAACACGCTGGTCGTGAAGCGCGGCTGCGCCGACACCATCCCGGCACCGCACGGCGCTGGCCTGATCTGCTGGATCTTCGACGTGTCCAGCGTCGGCGGCGACCGGAAGGAATGGAACGCGGGCGAGACGATTGGCCTGAAGGTGTCGCCGTACACCGTGGCCGGATCGGTGCCGATGGAACTGGTCAATCCGATCTCGCTCACCATGAACTTCCGCATGTCGCGCCCGTACGCGCCCGCGAAGGTCATGGTCAACGGTACGCGCTGGTATGGCGCGCTGTCCATCGACGACGCCGTGCCGGGCCTGTACATGTCCTGGGTCCACCGCGACCGCATCCTGCAAGCCGACCGGCTGATCGGCCACGACGACGACAGTGTTGGCCCCGAGCCTGGTGTCACCTACACGATGCGCGTCTACCACTCCGTCACGAAGGCGCTGGTGCGCGAGGAAGTCGGCATCGTCGGCAACGCCTTCACCTACCGCCGCGCGCAGGCCACGCACGACCAGGGCAACCCGAGCGAGGTGGTGAACCCGACCTTCACGCTGACGGCTGCGCGCGATGGCCTGGAAGCCTGGCAGCACTACGAGGGCACCTTCGCGCTGACCCCTGCCTATCCGCTGGACTCGAACTACATGGCATTCGCATCGCAGGTGTTCGAGTCGCCGTACGTCATGAACGCGCAGCGCGGCGTGGACGCCAACGGGAACTTCGCTTTCGCCGTGGCCGCTCGCCCGGCTGATCGCATGTCCGACACGTTCGCCATGCGCGCCGACGACACCACGCCAGCACCGAGCGCGAAGTACACGCCCTGGGTCACACTGGACTTCCGCCTGCCGGAACTCGAAACGATCATCAACGTGCGCTCGTCGTCGCTGTTCGACGGCGTGCCGCTGTCCTCGGCCCTGGTGGGCATGATGGGCCTGATCGACGGCGAGATCGTGCGCGTGACCCGCGTTATCAGCGACAAGCAGATCGAGGTGGCGCGCGGCTGCGCCGACACCGTGCCGACCGCGCATGCCGCTGGCGCGCTGGCCTGGTTCTTCGATCCGACCGCAATCCCGTTCGACACGTTCAACCATGCCGCGACGGACACCGTGACCTACTTCATTCAGCCTGGCGTGTATGGCGCGGCGATCCCGGTGGCGCAGCTTCCGGCACAGTCGTTCACGCACGTCATGCGCGCGCTGCGGCCGTACGCGCCTGGCCGGATCGTGGTGGCCGGTCGTCCGTGGTTCGAGGAAGCGCAGGCCGTGATCGGTCAGTCCGTCGTGATCTCGTGGGCGCGGCGCAACCGCGTCACGCAAGGCTCGCAACTCGTGGAGCACGCGGCGGCCGACACTGCGCCGGAACTGAACCAGACCACGCGCCTGCGGTTCTTCTACACGACGCCGCCCGCGAACGCTGGTGATCCGCCCGTCGAGCACACGCTGCGCCAGGTGGACGTGACCGCGCTCCAATACGCCTACACCTACGCGATGGCGCAGGCTGACGGCGACGCTGCTGGCCGGGCGCTGGGGATCTGCGGCACGGTGGTGATCTACTGCCGCATCATGGCCGCGCGCGACGGGATCGAGTCGTACCAGTCGTACGTCGCGCCGATCCGCGTTCCGTCGTATCCGTGCTAACGGTATAAACAGAATAAACCGTATAAACGAACCAAACTATTCAAACGGTATAAACGATTTATGGCAAATAGTGAATATCAGTCGAGCAGCAGGCAGGCCAACTTCACGCCGCTCGCCACGCTGCATGACGCGATGGATTACCTCGACCGGACCCTCGTGCTGGGCGAGGCCAACTTCCCACGCACCGACTCGCTGAAGGTCGGCATGGCCGTGCTGGTCGATGACGAATGGATGCAGGTCACGGCCATCGGCCAGGGCAGCGTCACCGTCAAGCGCGGTTGCGCCGACACCGTGCCGCGCCAGCATCCGGCGAACACCCTGGCCTGGTTCGTCGAGATCAACACGGTCGGCAGCGACGGCAAGGAACACACGGCGGGCGAGGTCAACGCGATCAAGTATTCCCCGTACACGACCAGCGGCAAACTCGATCCGAAGGACAGCAGCGCAATCGACGTTGTGGAATACCAGCAGCGGTTCGCGCGGCCATACCCGCCAGGCCACGTCCTCGCCAACGGGGATCGCTGGTGGAACCTGCAAACCCTGTCGGCCGACGCGGCGAACCTCGTGCTGACGTGGACATACCGCGACCGCACCATCGAGGCCGACCAGCTTATCGACCACGACGACAGCGACATCGGCCCCGAGCCAGGCACCAGCTATCTCGTGCGCGTCTACGATCAGAACAAAGTCCTGAAGCGCGAGTACACCGGCATCATGGCGCAGCAGAAGGACCGCTACGGCCAGAAGATCCCGGCATCGTGGACGTACGAATGGATGCAGGGCATGGCCGACCTGGGCGCGCTCGAATCGGAGATCGGCAGCTACGTGCCCGGCTACCTCGTGCTGTTCGCGCAGCGCAACGATCTGATCTCGTGGCAGGGCTATGTGATCCCGTTCCGCGTGAACACGCAGGGCTACTTCATCAAGGCGAGCCAGCTTGCCGCGCTGTCGGCGCAGAACCTCACCGACGCGATGAACAACGACTTCCCGCCGCTCGATGGCATGACGGCTGCGCAGCTTGCCGCGATGTCGGCGCAGAACCTCACCGACGCGCAGAACGACGCCAACGGCCCGACGCATGGCCTGTTCGTGGCGAATCTGCACCAGGGCATCGGCCAAGAGACGAACTTCTACACGGACTTGAATCGCAATCTGTTCGAGGCACCGTATGCCCTGCTGCGCAAGCGCGGCGTCGGCGTCGATCCGAAGGTGGTCACGGTGGTCGCTCGCCCGTCCGACCGACTGACCGATGCGCACTCGATCTGGACGCGCTACGACTGGCCCGCTGGTCGTGGTGATCTGGCCGAATACCAGAAGCGCCTCGATCCCGACTTCACGCCCTGGGTGACTGTCGGCGCGACGCTCGACTATCTCGACACGACGCTGGTGATCGGCAAGACCTCGTTCCTCGACGGCGTGCCGCTGTCGAACGTGCAGGTCGGCCAGGTGGCGCTCGTGGACGCTGAGTTCATCCGCATCGACGCTCGCACGGCCGACAGCTTCACCATCGCGCGCGGCTGCTACGACACGGTGCCGACAAAGCACAACGTCGGTGCGCGCGTGTGGTTCGTCGAGGCCGCCGCTGGCAACGATCCGACCGCCTATCCGTACACCCTCGACTCGTACAACCAGAACGGCAGCGCCGCGCAGGTGAAGATGGTTCCCGCCGTCTACGGCCCGCCGCTGGATCTGAAGCAGGTGCCGACCGACCGCGTGGATATGCAGCATCGCGTCGAGCGGCCATACGCGCCGGGCGAGGTGCTGGTGAACGGCCTGCCCTGGTACAAAGGCAGCGTCATCCCGGCCGATCAGGACACGCGCATCACCTGGGCGCATCGCAACCGCGACACGCAGGGCGGCAACGCCGTCGATCACCATGCGGCCACGCGCGCGCCCGAGGACGGCCAGAAGTACAAGCTGTCGATCACGCTGAACCTGTACGACCAGGCATCGAAGAAGTCCTACACCGTCACCGTGCGCGAGCAGATCGTGGACGGCAGCGAGTTCGTCTACAGCTACGGCATGGCGAAAACGGACGGCTATCGTGCGGGCAATCTTTTGAACGTGTGCGGCCGGGTCACGGTCGGCATGAAGCTGGAAGCGATTCGCGGCACGCTCGTGTCGTGGCAATACTATGTGATCCCGCTGGCCCTGCCGTCCTACTCGTGCCCACCTGGCAAACCACCAGGCGGCGGTCAACTCCCACCACCGACAGGCGGCGGCAACGGCGACACCGGCCCAACGCCAGGCGGCCCGACTCCACCACCGACAGGCGGGGGCGGCGGCGATAACAGTGGCGATCCTGACCCCGGCGATAATGGCGGCGGCGATGACGGCAGCGGTCCACCGCCACCACCAGATGTACCGCCTGACTGGCCGGACCCGGTGGACCCGCCGCCCGAGCCGGACCCCGAAGATCCGAACCCTGACCTGGCCGGACATTGGGATACGAATTGGGACCGTCATTGGGACGCATACACGAAAGATAATCAAGGAACTTAAACATGCCACGACACGATTCAGCACGATACAAACTCTCGCACGGATGGCTGCGCGGCGAGGACTGGTGGGGCGATCCGGTATCCGCCAACTTCCTCGCCATCGACATGCTGCTGCACCCGTACATCATTTCGATGAGCGAGACGGTGCCACCTGTGAACGGCCTGACGGTGGGCGACATGTACCTCGTGCCCGCCGATGCCGTACTGGCCTGGTCCGGTCACACGAACGACCTGGCCGTGTACGACGGCGCGAAGTGGATCTTCTGCACGCCCACGCGCGGCGTGCGCGCCAGGCTCGCCAATCCGGCTAGTTGGATCTGGTGGAACGGCCAATATTGGGTGGACGAATCTCAGGACGAAGGTGCGCCACCAGCGCCGACCGGCACGCGCTACGACGTGGTGCTGTCGGTGTCGTTCGAGGCCGAGCCGCTGGAATACCTGGCCGTGTTCGCGGTTCCAGAAGCGATGACGCTGCCGGTCAATGCAATCGGATCTGCCGCGCGCTGCGTGATCCCGCCTATCGGCCTCATGGCCTTGCAGATCCTTCGCAACGGTGCGGTGGTTGGTAGAATCCTGTTCGGTCCCACCAACGTAACGGGAACAGTCGAAGTCACCGCCAACGTTGCGTACGCGGCTGGCGATCTGTTCGCAATCCGTGTTCCTGAAAATCCTCCCGATGGCTTCGAGAACTACGCCGCGACGGTGCGACTGCTTCTTCAAAACTAACCGGGGGATCAATGACCACCATTCACATCGACGGCTTCGAGGAATTCGCGGGCGAGCAGTATCCGGCCAGCGCATTTCAACGAGCCGATTACACCGCGACCGGCCAGTGGTCGCTCGTGCAGGGTCGGATCGGCGGCGCGGCAATCAGCGCGTCGCGGTCGATCATGTCGCGCGCCCTGGCCTGGGTCGGCAACAAGTTCGCGGTCGGCTTCGCTCACCAGTTCACCGGGCGCGGCTCGGCCGCATGGCTGACCATCGGCGCGAAGCAAGTCCTGCTGTGGCTGAACCCCGATAGCGGCCTGCCGTACCTGAACGATCAGCCGGGCGGCGCGCTGCCTACGTCGAATCGCTGGTACTACTACGAGATCGAGATCGACCGCGCTGCGGCGACCGCGACCCTCTTCATCAACAACCGCCAGGACATCGTGATCCCGCTGGGCGCGGCACCGGCCGAGCAGGCTGTCACCGTGACCCTCGGCTACATGAACCCGGCCGCGTACCGCACCGACGTGACGCCCGCGCCTGACGACGCCAACGCCAAGAGCTACGACGACTTCTACATGATCGACGGCGCGCGGCTCGGCCCCATCGCGGTCACGACGCGCTTCCCGACCTACGACAAGAACGTGGAGTGGTTCAGGGCAGATCCGACGAAGGCGCACAACGTCTCGCTGTCGCTGCATCCGCCGAAGCCGCTGGACGCATACGTGGCCTCGAACGACATCGGCGCAGAGGAACGCTTCACTTCCGAAATGCCGCTGGCGAACGGCAACCCGGTCGTCGCTACCGGCATGGTCGTCCTGGCCCGCAAGTCGCCACAACTGGCTGCAAAGCTGGGCGTGTTCATCGGCGGTCAGTCCGGCGCGGATCTGCGCGAGGCGACGCGCGATGTCGGCAACGACTGGAAAACGCAGTTCATCTTCTTCGACAAGAACAACAACGACACCGTGGCCGGAATGCAGGCTGCGGACTTCGGCATCACCGTCCAATCCAACTGAAAGGGAATCACACATGCTTCGTCACATCGACGGCTTCGACCAGTTCCAGGGTCAATCTGCGCAAACACTTCTGTCGGCGCTTCAATCCGCAGGCTATGCGGTCAGCAACGGCCTCGGCATGGCGGCCGGGCGCAAGGCTGGCACCTACGCGCTCGAACTTCAGGTGTCGGCCGGTGCCGCTGGTGCAGCCTGGTCGGCGCGTACCAACACGATCAAGGCCAACCTGAACGCGGTGGCCGCCAACTCGCAGGGCCGCTTCGTCGCGGTCGGTGACGGCGGCGTGGCGACGACGACGACGGACGGGATCTCGTGGGCGACGCTGGTGCTGGGCGTGAACAAGACCATGCGCAGCATCGAGTGCAACGCTGGCACGTTCATCGCCGTGGGCGACCTGGGCACGATCCTGCGCTCGACGGACGGCCAGGCGTGGAGCCAGCGCAGCGCGCCGAACGGTGCGGCCAACTTCTACGATGTGGCGTGCAGCGGTTCGCGCTGGCTCGCGGTCGGCAACAACGGCGGCGTCGGCTGCATCATCGTGTCGGACGACGACGGCATGACCTGGGCGACCGTGACCGAGAACTCGGGCGCATACCCGAACCTGTGCGTCGAATACGGCGACTGCTGGATGGTCGGCGGTCAGCAGGGCCAGGTGCTCACCTCGGCCGATGGCCTGAACTTCACGAACCGCGCGTTCGGCTCGACCGGCAGCGTCAATGACATCGCGTTCTTCAACGGCACCTGGCTCGCAGTTACCGGCGCGGACGTACGGCGCAGCACGGACAGCGGCATCAACTGGATCGTGGCTGCGGCGGCACTGTCGAACAATGGCGCGCTGCGCTGCATCGCAGTGTCGGATGGCCGCTGGGTCGCAGGTGGTGACAACGCGCGCCTCTTCATGAGCGACGACGGTAGCGCCTGGACGGTCCCGGCCTTCGCTGGTGCGTCCAACAATGCAATCTACGACATCAACACGTCCAGCGGTGCGCAAGTTGGCTGGTGCCTGGTCGGCGCGCGCTCGGGTCAGACCAGCAGCACCGCGACGATCTACGTGTCGCTCGCGCCGCCTACCGCGATGTCCCGCACCTTCACCAGCACCTCGAACAAGGTGGTGATCGGCTTCGCCCACCAGGCCACCGCGCGCGGCCGGATCTTCAGCATCAAGGATCTGCTGGACATGGACTGGCCCGCTGGTATCCAGATCCTCGGCGTCGCTGGTGCGAGCGTCCCGATCCGCAATACTTGGTACTACTACGAGATCGAGATCGACAAGCAGGCCAACAAGGTGCGGCTGTACGTGAACGACACGCTCGACATCGAGACGGCCTTGCCTGCCGCTGGCCTGGCGATGACGACCTATACGCTGACCTGGCAGGCCGAGAACGGGGCCGTGGCGCACATCGACGACCTGTACCTGCTGGATGCCGACATCACCGGGGGATCGACTCTCACCGGCCGCCTGAAGCCGATCAGCGTGGCGCTGCGCCTGCCTACCGCCGACACCCTGGCCGATTGGGACGCTTCGCAGGATGGTCCGCACTTCCCGCTGGTCGGCCTGCTGCCGCCGTCCACCGCGAGCTACGTGCGCTCGGCCACGTCCGGCGAACAGGATCTCTATACCTCGAACACCGCGTTGCCCGCTGGCGCTGGCACTGCCGCTGCGCCGATCATCGCCGTGGGCGTCGTGGCGCTGGCGCAGAAGTCCGACCTCGACAACCGACAGCTTGGCCTCGTGGTCGGTGAAGTCGGCAACCAGAAAGAGGTGATCGACACCGCACTTTCGACCACGCCGGAATACAGCTACGCGGTGTTCGAGAAGGCACCTGGCGATCAGCCGTGGACCGCCGACAACGTACAATCTCTGCCGTTCGGCATCGCCGTTCGCCCATAACAAAGGAATCCTGAAATGCTTCTTCATACTGACGGTTTCGACCACTACGCCGACAAGACGGCACTCGCTGCGGACATCACGACCTACCTGCAAGCTGCGGGCTACACCGTGACGAACGCGACCAACGCAACCTTCACCATCAACGACGGCCAGGATAGCGGCTCGCTGGGCCTGCGCATGGCGATCCAGGCTGGCGCTGCAACGCCGCCGTCGTTCAGCCGATCGGTCACTTCGGCCGCAACGAAAGTCGTGTTCGGCTTCTCGTTCCGTGGCATCACCTCGCGCCTGCGCTTCGCGCGCATCGCTGGCGTGATCGACCTCGATTGGGACGCCGCCACCGGCAAGATGAAAGTCGGCTCCACGCTGGGCCAGGACGTGATTATCCTGAACGCCTTCTGGTTCATCGAGATCGAGATCGACAAGACGAACAGCCTGGTCAACGTGTATGCGAACGACACGCTGCAACTGTCCGTCGCGCTCCCGGCAGGCGTTGGCACGGTCTACACGATCACCTGGGGCATGACCTCGACTTCGAGCGCGGCGGGCACCATCGACATCGACGACCTGTACGTGCTGGACAACAGCGGCGGCCAGAACAACGCGCGCCTCGGCCCGGTGCAGATCATCACGCGCGCGCCGACCGCCGACGTGACGACGCAGTGGACGCCGGTTGGCTCGACTGGCACGCACTACTCGATCCTCGCGCAAGTCGCGCCGGGCAAGGCCAACGCGCCGTATCTGCAAGCCAATGCTGACGGTAAGACCGACAAGTTCACCTCGAACGTCGTGCTGCCGAACGCGAACGCAATCTTCGCGGTGGCCCTGGTGTCGTACGCGCGGAAGGGCGACCTCGACGACCGCAAGCTGGGCATGACCATCGGCACCGCAGGCGGCGACGTTGAGACGCAGGTTCCGCTCGACACGAACTTCGGCTACAAGCAGGTGATCTATGAGCAGGCACCGGGCGGCGCAGCCTGGACCCGCAACTTGGTCGAGTCGTCGAACTTCGGCATCATCGCTCGATAAGGGGAACGCATGTCTCTTCTGCATACCGAATCGTTCATGGCGTTCGCACAGTGGACCGGCGACGACGCCTATAACGCTGCGAGCGTCGCGCGAAACAACGCATACACCGCTGCATTCAAGCGTGCCGGTTATCTGGCGAGCATTGCCGACCAGTCCAGCAATCAGGTGAGCGGGGCGTGGATCGTGCGTCCAGATCCCGTCTACCCTGATCGCCAGGCTCTCGTGTTCTCGTCCGGTAACACGACGAACACGAGCAAGGGGGCTGCCTACACCGGACAGGCCGTAATCAGGAAACCTCTGCCGACGCAAGGAAAGCCGGTTGTCGGCGGCTTTAGCCTTTACGTGCCGCCCGAGTTCGTGCCCAATGCGTATCAGATCAATGCTACGTATGCGCTGTATGTGATCTCGACAATGGCTGGCGCAACAGACCCGACGCCGAACGCAGCGACGACCCTGTTCACCGTAGGCACCGACCTGTCTATTACAGCGTATGGTGGCGCTAGGCAAAGCACAAAAACGCTTGTGCCCGGCCGCATCGCATACATCGAATATCGCATTGCCGACAACGAGGTGCGCGTGTGGGTCGATGACGTGCTCGTGCTGCAAAGCGCGGTATCAGTGCCACCTGAGTGCATCGGCTTCTACATGTACCAGAACAACGTTACGGCACCGGGCACCTTCCTGCAAGGCGCGGCCGGTCGCTGGGCGATCTCGAACTGGTACATCCTCGTCGAAGATGCACAAGCGCCGAACGTGCGCCTCGGTCCCACGACTCGCGTTATCGGCGCACGTCCGAACAACGACGTTGACGTGGACTTCGTTCGCCCGATTGACGCTACCAGCAACGCGCAGGTGGCCGGGCAGGACATCGTGGATCAGCCGACCATGACGCTGCAAAGTTCGACCGCTGGCGACATGGACATCTACTCAACCAATAAGGACACCGCTACTTCCAGTGGAAAGCTGATCCACGCGGTTGCGACTAAAGTGCTGGCGTCGAACCTCGAATCGAACCCGCACACACTGCGCCCGCTGATCGTCTCTGCTGGCGGCGTCGAAAAGGAAGATCCGCACCCGAAGGAATTCCGCCAGCTTGCTTCGCCGTTCGGCGCGCGCAACATGAACGCGGTTGCCCGACGCCCGACTGACGGCAAGGTGTTCGCATCCGGCGCAGGCCCATCGCTGTTCGCCACCGGCATCAACGGCGATGCGAACTCATCGTGGAATCAAATCGCTGACGAAGGTGCAGGCACATGGGGCATCGTCGGCTTCCGCTCCGATGGCACTGGCATCATTGCCCGCAGCGACTTCAAGGTGCAGATCATCCCGCCAGGTTCCGATACGCCTGGCGCGCCGTTCACCGGCCCAACCACCACCACGTATCAGCCGTACTGCATGCTCGTACTGCCCGACAACACGATTCTCGTCGGCTGTTCCAGCGGCCGGATCTGGCGCTGTGCGGGCAACCTCGATCCGTCCGTGACCGCGAACTGGACGCTCATTGCTCCAACCACCGGCCTGATCGCAACGCTGCTGTATCACCCTACGCTGGGTCGTGTCGTTGGTTCAATCGGCACCGGCTCAAGCGTCATCACGAGCGACGACAAAGGTTTGACGTGGACTACCCGAGCGACGGGCCAGGGTTCGGCATTCGGCGGCGGCAACGTTACGCAGATTGCGTTCGATGGCAACTGGTTCACCGTCATGATCCAGAACACGACCTCTGCCGGTTACATTCGCCGCTCGCAGGACGGGATCTCGTGGTCGTCTCCAAGCTACAACACGAACGGCAGCACGCAGTCAGTTATCAGCTTCATGTTCGCTGACGCCACCACTGGCGTGACGATTGCGGTGACTGGTACGACCACTGCGCTGTCGTCGTCAGATGGTGGTGCGAACTGGCGTCGCCTCACCGCGTTCCCCGGTACGCTGTATGCAGGGTGCGCACTGGCTAACGGCGACTGGTTCATGGTCGGCCCGAGCGGCTTGCTCATGGCGTACACGTCGGCGCTCATCGACACGCCGCTGGTTCCGCTGGCTGGCTACACGATGGCGTACAACGCGGCCACTGTGAACCCTGATACCGGCGCAGCGTGGACGCCCGCTGAAGCCGCCGCAGCGAAGTTCGGCATGCGCGTTACTTCCTGACGGTGAACCGTGGCTCAAAATGACACCATAAACGTTTCACGCGAGACGCTGACCAGTGACAGGTCGGCGCTCGATCTGATCGCTGACATTGGTGGCGGGGTCACGCGCGAAGTCCTGACCGGCAATCGAGTCGGTCGGGACTGGTACTCGGACGCACTGCTGGTCGGGCGTGATGTGCTGACAGGCGACCGCATCGGCATGAACATCTACGCCGACGTGGCGAGCGTGGTGCGCGAGACGCTTATCAAGGAACCGCCGTTCCGCGCCATGCACACCTCGCGCGAGGTGCTGGTCAGCTTGGAGAACGAGAACCTGTCCGTGCAGCGCACGATCACAGGCTTCCGACAAACCGTGCTGGTCCCACGCCCGGCGATGCCACTGCCGTCCACCGTCAAGTCGGCGCGCGACGTGGCGAACTACCGCGAGCAGATCGTCCTCGGTGCCGTGCGACCGTGGGCACGCAGCACTGACTTTGCCGGTGGTCTGCAAATGCAGGTTATCGCGCATCGCATCGCTACGGCAGCACCGTTCGTTCGCAGCGACACGCGCATCCCGACGTACAAGCAACTGGTCGTGCTGTCTCGCGGCATCGTGTACGTCGCGGTGTCCGAGGTGCGCGTGGTAGGCGAGAAGCAGCAGGTCGTGCAGCGCCGGGACTTCACGCCGGTCGCGCAGGTCCGCACGGCGATCACCGCTGGCGGCCTGGTGCAGCAGTTCATCGCATCGCGCGCGCAGCAGGTCATCGTCATCACCACCACTGCCGATGTGTTCCAGCACGTCGAGCAGGTGGTGCAGGCCAGCGGCAAGCCCGCGCCGCACTCGCCAATGGACGCCGCGTATCTGGTGTCGATGGCCGTGCAGCGCCGCGACGTGGTGCCGCCGAACAGTGGCGAGAACGTGGTCACGTACGGGCAGCAGTCCGTGCAGCGCCGCGCGCCCGCAGCAGTGCCGTTCGGTAGTGACCATGCTGGCGGCCTGGCGCAGCAGACCGTGCTTCACCGCGACTATGCCCCGGTGCAGTCGTATCGCATCGTGCCGGGCCTGGTGCAGCAGACCGTGCTTCACCGCGACACCTACTCGCCCGCCAACATCATCGGCCGCCACGCGGCGACGCTGCGCATGCAGGCGTTGCAGCAGCGTACGGATCTAGTGATGCACCACTCGTTCACGACGGTCTACACGCTCGACCTGTCGTTCGTGATCGGCAGGACGACGCCGAAGCCGTGGGACGTGATCGACCCGAGCATCGGTCGTCATGTCGCGGGCCTGGTGCAGATCTCGGTTGCCCATCGCATCACGACGCCGCCTGTCGTAATCAGCACGCAAAGCCGGTACGCCTACAACGTGCTGAAGCAGGTCGCGCTCGGTGACGTGTTCCCCGCGCCGGACTATCCGGCCGAGATCCACGAGACTGACGTGATCGCGGTTCACGAGTGGGTCGCGCATGGTGACAACAGCGGTTGGCCGCCAGTGTCGGCAGCGAGCGTGCAGCAGGTGGTCGGCCAGGTCGCAGTCGGTGACAACGCCGGTTGGATCGACCCGACCGCGCCGCAGTCCGATGCTTCCGTCCTGGGCCTGGCGCAGTCCGTGGCCGTGGGCGACAGCTTCCCCGGCTCGATGGTGCCGCAGTCGGCCGCGATGATCGCTGGCCTGGTCGAGTCCGTTGCCCTGGGCGACGCGACGCTGCCGGACCCGATGATCCCGCAGTCGGTGGCGCAGGTGGACATGGTGGCCGAATTTGCGGCCCTGGGAGACGCGCAGTTCCCGAACCCGCTGATTCCCTTGTCCGATGTGCGTTCGTCGCTTGTAGGGGCCGTCCTGGCGCTTGGCGACCCATCGCTGCAAGGAACGTTCGGTGGTTCCGAGATCCAGGCGTTCAACCTGGGCGAGTTCGTGGTCATCACCGACCGCTCGCTTGTCGGTATTCCGCTACGAAAGGGGCCGCGACCAATCGTGTCTGTCTCGATGTCGTAAGTCACAAGTTGGGCCGAGGTTATAATTTCCTCGGCTCAACTTTTATCAACGACACCTCTTCACAAGAGAGACAAACATGCAACAGGGATCGTCCTCAAACCAGCAACAACAGCCAGGCGGCGACCGCCGCAATTACACTGGCCCCGAGCGTCGCACGCCGAAGATTGGCGTAGACCTTTCCATCAACATTCCGACCATGATCTCGATCCTCGTGCTCATCGTGAGTACGTCGGCAACTGGCGTCGGTCTGTACTACAACCTCGATAAACGCCAGATGGCGACCGACTATGCGGTGGCGAATCTCACCACGCGCGTCGAGAAGGCCGAAAGCTCGTTGACCGCGATCAAGGTCGAACAGGGCGCATCGAACGACCGGCTGCGCACGGACGTGAAGGAGCAGCTTGGCGAGATCAAGGCGCAACTGGATCGCCTCGTGTTCGGTGGTCAGCCGCAACCGCAACGCCAACTTCGTGAATGGAGCCGCTAATCATGGCCGACAAAGTACCCGCAATCCCACGCGGCATCCGCAACAACAATCCCGGCAACATCGACTACAACGTGCGTACGAAGTGGCAGGGACTCGTGCTCGACGCCGAGCGCAAAGATCCGCGCTTCTGCGAATTCAAGGACGCCACCTGGGGCGTTCGCGCGATGGCCGTCGTCCTCATCAACTATCAGGACAAGTACGGCATCAACACCATTCGCGGCCTCATCAACCGCTGGGCACCGTCCAACGAGAACGACACCATCGCCTACGTCACCGCCGTCGCCAACGCGGTCGGCGTGAAGCCTGACCAGGCGCTCGACCTGCACACCTACGCGCACCTGTGCCCCATCGTCGAAGCCATCGTTCGCCACGAGAACGGCATCGGCCCGAAGGCGACGCCGAATACTTGGTACGCCCGCGAAGTGATCGACACTGCGCTGCTGCGTGCCGGTGTGACGCGCCCGGCCCCGGTGGTCGCGGCTGTCCCGGTGACGAAGGAAACCGTGGCCGCCAGCGGCACCGCAACGCTCGGCATCGCGCAACTGGCCGACGTGATGCCGCAGGTGATGACCGCCATCGACAGCCAGCAGGATCACCTGTCGTCCGGCAGCTACGTGCGCATTGCGTTCGCAGTGATGACCATCGGCGTCGCCGTGTTCATGGCGTACGCGCAGGTGAAGAAGCACCAGGCCGGGGTGGTCGCATGATGATCGTCGAATGGCTGAAGGCGAAAGCGTTGCTCGTGCTGGCCGTGCTGCTGGTGCTGTTCGGCGCGTACGTGATGGGTGGTCGTGCGGCTCGCCGCTCGGCCGAATCGAAGCGAAACTATGACGAAGCCCTGCGCGCTGCCGCAGGCTCGAAAGGGGTACACGATGCTGAAGTCGAAGTACAGAAAATGCCTGCTGGTGCTGCTGCTGACCAGTTGCGCCGTGACTGGATGCGCGATGGTGACACCGACGCCGCCGCCACCGACACCAGTGCAAAAGGCAATCGCCGCGACGGCACCTGACTTCTGCGCCACCGCGAAGCCGATCTACGTGAGCAAGAACGACACCATCACAGATCAAACGGCGAGCGCGATCCTGGCGCACAACCTGACTGGCCGCAAGCTGTGCGGTTGGTGAATCGCTAACCTGAATCTACGATCAACGGATAGGAGAAGCGCGATGTGGACGAACGAATCTTTGGTTGACGCCTGGCGCGCCGCCATGTTCTTCGGGATGGTTGCGACGGTCGCGGGCATCGAAGCCTGGAAGCTGACTGTCGCGGAAATGGGACTCGGGGAAAGGGGGTGATTGGATCTCGGTGCGCCGCCTGGTAGAATGGGCGCTCCGTTAAAGAGAAGGTCGTTCAGCCCGGTTTGGAGAAATCCACGCCGGGCTTTTTTACGTCTTAGCGCCCCTTGCGACGCTCGGCCCAATCGACAAGCTGGCCTGCGGCGAACCAGCGTTCATCGTAGCAGCCGTCCGCGCGCGTGTAGGCCAGCAGGTATTGCGCGACGCCGCCGTGGTGCAGGTACTCGGCGCGGGCGATGATCTTGCCGCGCTCGTTCGATTCCTCGATCACCGCGTACGAGCCGAGATCACGCATGGCCGGTGCTGCTGGCGCTGCGGGCTTCGCGGCCGGTGCTGCTGGCGTGTTGCCCTGGTCGGCGTTGCCCTGTGCTGCGGCCTTGTTCGCTGCGCGGGTCGCTGCGGCTTTCGCGGCGGCGGCCTTGCGGTTGCGGACGCCCGGCTTGCTGCGTGCGGGCTTGGTGGTTTGGTCGGTCGTTGCCATGTTCTTCTTCCTTTTCCGTTTTGGAGTGCAGCAGATCCCCGCTGCCGGGTATTACAGTTCGTCGTCGAGATTGAATCCCGCCCTCGGGCCGATCACTACCTCGGGGCAGCGGTCGGTGCGCAGCGTGTCCATCAAGTGAACGCGCCCGCCATGCAGGTGCGCCTCGATGTAATTGAATACCGTGTCCAACTGCGACACGTTGCGGGCGATCACGATCACATCTTCGCCAGCGATCTTCACGCCCATTGCGCGGCCAGTGTGGACCGGCACACCATTCAGGATCGACAGCGCAGTTTCGAGCGGCAATTCGACCGCGCGCATCGGCTTCTTCGTGTCGGCCATCATCACGCCCCTTGGCATACCGCGATCATCCAGGCGAATTCGACGATGGCACGCATGCGTTCACCGATCAGGCGAATGCTGTCGTCGATGGGGGTCGTGGCGATGTAGAGTGCGCCCTTCGCCGCGTCCTTCTTCGACGAGTTCACGGCGATCTGCACGTCGGTGCCGTTGAAGCGGTAGTTCACGTTCATGAGCAGCGTGGCCTCGACCATGAAGGCGTCGCACGGATCGGCCATCGGCGCGAAGATGTCCGGCTGCGCGTGCAGGCCGACAGTCCCTTCCAGGCCGAGCGCCTTGTCGTTCCACACGTATCCGGTCACGTCGCGGCCGATCAGGCGGGCCGCTGCGCGCGTCATTTCCTCGTTCCTAGTCATTCTCTTCTCCACGGTATCTGCGGTCGCCCTGGCGGCGATCCTTGCCGATGTAGGTTCCCGGTCCCTTCCTGCGGTCCTGGCCGAAGTCTCGCTTCTCTGCGAAAACCGGCACAGGGTATGCGTTCGTCGGTGGCGCTGGCTTCTGTTCGACTTCCGGCTGCGGAATCCCACTCGTCAAGATCGTGTGGACTGCGCCGTTGTTCTGCATCCAGCTACGCACAGAGTTCGCGTCCTCTTTGGACATGAACAGTTCCATGCGCGCGCCGCTCTTGTAGCCGATGATGGCGCGCTCGAAGTTCAGCTTGTGGTGGCCGTGCCACTCGATTGCGAATACGTCGTGGTAGTGCAGTTGCGCGGGCACGCCGGTCACTGCGTCGAACAGCGTGAAGATCTTATCGCGCATCATAATTCGTCGTCCTCATCGGCCTTGGCGGCGACCTTCACTGCCTGGTCGCGCAGTCGGGCTTCGATGACGGCCAGCGGTTCGGACAGGCTCGGGCGCAGGCGGCCACGGCCATACACTTCCTTCAGCACTTCCGGCATCACCGGCACGCCGACGAACGTGAAGTGCCACTCGTCGCCGTCCAGGCCATCCTCGTGCTCGATGGTCAGCTTGCCGCGTTCCACCATGAGGATGCCGTCTACACCAGTCACCGGAATGCCCCTGGTGAACAGGCGTTCCTTTACCGCGATCCCGGCGATGAACAGGTTCTTGCCGCTGTTCTTCGGCCCGGTCATTTCATCGCGCGTGATCGTCACGCGAATCGTTTTTTCAGTCATGTCTGTTTCCGTAAAAAGCAAACCGGCCGCGCGCGGCGGCCGGGTCATCGGGATTACTTCGCCAACTTCACTTCAGCCAACTTGCGACCACGCAGGTTCAGCAGGTGGACGATGCTCGTGCCGAACTTGATGTCGGTCGAGAAGTGCGTCGCCTTCGGGTACTGATCCATCACCGTGCGCAGACCCTTCAGGTTCTTGACCTCGTGCTGCGGCAGGCCGTCCTCGGTGGTGTGGTTCTTGGCGATGTCCGGCTTCCCGGCCTTCACGCCGGTCGGCTCGGCGCGCTTGGCGGCGGCGCTGCGCGACGGCTTCTTCGCATCGACCTTCAGTTCGGCCTTGCTCGCCTTGCGGGCCGGTGCCTTCGTCGCGGCGACCGGCTTGGCGGAACGCAGGCCCGGCACGCCTTCAGCGAGGGCCGCGAAGCCGCGCTTGCCCTTGGCGACGACGGTTGGCGGGGTGGCGGTTGCTGCGGCCTTGGCGGCGGTCTTGGTTGCGGACTTGGACGATGCGGTTTTGTTGGTGGTTGCCATGATGTTTTTCACGTTACGTTGATAAAGGTGGTTCGGTACTACGGGTTGAATAATAATCGACAAGGAATTTCCCTGTCAACAGTTTTTACAGATCTTGATCGACGCCGAGGCGCGTTTCGAGATCGGTGATGACGCCGCGCTGGCGCTCAATGATGCGGCCACGTCGGGCCACTTCGTCCTGCGCTTCGAGCAGCTTTTCCTGCATGGAGTGGAACAGCGCCTTGTACTGAACGGCGTGCTCCACGGCGGCGTCAAATGCGCGCTTACTGATCGGCGGATCAGAGTTCGTCATACGCGCCCTCTTCGCGCCAGATGCGTACGCCCGCTTGCAGATAGATCTCGTCGTGCTCGACGCGGCGGATCGTGATGCCGCAGCCTGCCGCGACGGCCGGGCGACGCAGCCATTCCACATCATCCGCATCGAGATCCGCGATGAAGAAGGACTCGCCCGGCTTCATGGCGACGAACTTCTTCACGATCACATTGATCTGCTGCTGGCCGGTTTTCTCGCGTGGCATGAATGACTTCCCTCGATTAGAGATCTTCGTCGTCAGCATCGCCTTCGCCTTCATTGAGCGCGGTGATGATGTTCGACAGGATCGAGTTCAGCGTGGTCGCAAACAGCCAGTAGGTCGCATGCAGATCGTCAGCGTCGGCACCGATCCCGGCCACCGTCGTGTCGGACATTTTGACGCCCTTGAACACGAGTTGGTCGGTCATGGTGAACGAGGCCACCACGTCGTCGAGCACGCGCAACTGCATCGCCAGTTCGGTCGTCGAGTAGCTGCCGCTGGTGATGACCTTCTGGATCTCGTCGGCGGCCAGGTCGCGGTCCTTCACGCGGATCGCGCGCTTGTCCTCGCCCTTGAACACGGCGGCCAGGCCCGCTTCCAGTTTGGCCGATTCGTCGTCGCCCACGTACTGCAAGCCCTCGCGCGCGACCTGGCCGAGCAGGTGGCCGGGCGTCGTCTCGGTGGTGATGACGTTGAACGCCCAATCCAGCTTGCGGGCCTGCGTCAAGCGAACGAGGTGGCCCAGGATCTTCTCGGCCTTCGCTGCGCTCGACGTGCAGACCAGCAGGCGGTCCTTGAACACGAACACCGGCACGACGGTGCGAGTGATGAACGCCTGCGGCAGCAGCGATGCTTCCACGTCCTCGCGCAGTTGGGCGAACTCCTTCTTGTTCAGGGCGCGGCCTTCGCGCTCGGACAGTTCGCGGTAACGCTCGTTCACCTTCTCGTCGCGCACCGACGACGGCAGCTTGCGCTCGCTGAACACGAACTTCAGCATGCGCGCGGTGCCTTCGAGATCGTGGACATAGCTGCCTTCTTCCAGCGGCGCGGCCAGGCCCAGGTTCGTCCATTCGTTCGACGCCGGATCTTTGGCGATGAACAGGTCGATGGCCTCGGCCGTCTTGGTCGGGTTCTTCGCGGCGCGCCCGCACCAGTCGAACAGCACGGCATTGCTGCCGAACGGTATGAACGCCTTAATGAGTTTCGTGTGTTTCAAAGTTCATCATCCTCTTCGGTTTGGACGGGCTTCTTCGAGACGTATTCGGTCACGATGTCGCCCTTGTTGCGGCGCTTGTCCGCGACTTCTTTGTTCAGGGTAAGGTACGGCGGCTTGTCGGCCGCCAGCGGTTCGATAATCCAGGCAATGACGTTCACTGCTTGACCTCTTCATCACTGAAATGGAAACGACGCTCGACATAGTAATCGACGAGCAGGGCAAGGCCGATAACACCGACCATGAAGCAGCCGATCAAGACTGCGGGTATGGCGAGTTCCGGCTTCATGATTACACCTCGTCGGCGGGCGTCAAGCGGTAGGTGATGATCTCGCCGTCGCTCACATCGAAGTCGATCTTCTGGCGGTCGAACACGGTAGCCAGGTGCGCCAGGTCCAGGGTCATCGACGACAGGCCACGGCCTTCCATGATCCACGCGACGGCGGCGGGCAGGGTCATCTTCGTGCGTGCGTCGTACTGCTGTTCCAGCAGCTTCTCGACGGCGCTGTTCTGGTCGAGCGCATCGGCGTGGCCGCCGTTGTAGGCGTCGCGCAGGCCCGCCAGCAGGTAAGTCTCGATCAACTGCATGCGGGTGCGGATCACGTCGGGCGAGCCGGGCAGATCGTTCACTGCGGCCTGGATCTTCTCGCGCGTGCGGTGGTAGATCTGGTTCGTGTCGCGGCGCTCGCGCTTCGGTGCGGTCGTGGTGGTCGGCAGGTCGGTGCGGTTCAGCAGTGCGCCGATGTTCGCCAGTCCCTTTACGCTGACGCCTCGGTTTCCGTGTTGTTTGGTCATGTCTCTTTCCGGTGTTGATGAAGGTAGTACGGGTTGAAAGTATAACGGCAGGGAAAATCCCTGCCAATCTTTTTACAGCGGTTCCTGATCTTCGGTGTGTCCGCGCCACGCGATGTTCGTGGGCAGGCCGTCCGGCAGGAATTGGGATTCGTCCGGCTTCTTGAATCCATCTTCCCGCGTGTGCTCGTGCGTCAGCGGCCACGACCAGCGCGCGCCGTCGTACCAGCGCATGTGCGTCGCTGCTTCTTCGTCGGGCTTGGCCGCCAGCATGCCGCTGACGATCTTGCATTGCCAGGGGCCGGGCATCGGCGGCTGGATGCCGTCGCTCACCTTGAACCAGTCCGTCATCTTATCTTGGCGCGGTTGTTCAACTTGTGCGACGTGGTTGTTCGCTTCGATCATGTTCACGTTAAAAGTCCTCTTTACTTTGCGTCGTTCAATGCCGCCGAAGAAGTTCAGCGGCAGGTCGGAATATCCACGTTTCGGGAAGTGCGTGACGACGGGTGGCCCCGCTTTGTAGTAGGCCGGGGAGTTCCGGCCCATCGCCTGCGCCTTGATGTGTTCGTGGATCTCATTTTTCAACAGTAGGTGCTGTATGAAGCGGTTCGCGGTTTGCAGACTTACACCGAGCATGTCGGCCACCTGCTGCTGCGTCGCGCCGTGTATCGGGCGGCCCAGCAGATAGGCGACGACGCGCTTGATCGTCTCCTGCGACTGCGGCGAATCGTAGTTCAGGGCTTGCTTCTTTACGAGCATGCTTGTTGATCCCTTCGATGTGATGCGTTAGATCTCGATGCCCAGCATTTCAGCCAGCGCCTCACCGATCTTGCGATGCGCTTCTGACCACTGGCCCTTGCCGTTGTTCGCGGTGAGGGTGCAGGCCAGGTCGCCCAGGCGATGCAGCTTGCTTTCGGCGGTGCGCAGGCTTTCTTGCAGATCGACGTTGCGAGCATACAGCTTCGCCAGCGGGTCGTTCGATTCGTCCTGCGGCACGCCGGGCAGTTCGACCCATTGGCCGCCGTGACCGAGCATCCACATGGTCCCGTCATTGCAGGCGATCACGATGTCCGGCTCACCATCGCCGTGCGGCGACATCGTGATCTGTAACGGCACGCGCCTCATTGCGCCTCCCCGCTGCGACGACCGTACGTTGCGTTGATCGCCTTCTCGCAGATGTCGGGCGGCGGCGCTTCGCATGGCGTCTCGACGTGTGCGCCGCAGAACTTGCACTCTTCGAGTTCGGTCGCCTCGACGAGCGGCTGGCGGTAGCCGTTGATGAGCATCGTGATCGGGCAGTCCTTCATCGGGTCGAGGATGGCGACGCGGTAGGTGCGCTGATCCTTGCCGACGAGCGGCACGATGCGGTATTCCGGCACGTCGCCATCGGTAGCGCGGCGCAGCGGCACGATCAGGGTTTCGACTTCAGGTTCGGCCATGATGCGCATGCCGTCGCCAGGACCGCCCAGGACCGTCACCAGGCGCGCCGCTTCCTCTGCGTCGCTGTCATCCGCGCCGGGCCGCCTGTAGGCCGTCAGCAGGGCCAGGATCGCGTCTACGTTGAGATCGCGGACGCCGATTGGTATGTCGTTGAGCAGGCCGCGCAGACCGCCGATTGCGTAGTGCGATTCGCCGCCCTTCCTGCCAGGCGTGGACTCTTCCAGAAAACAGAAGGTGCGTTGGCGCGCGGCCAGGGTGAATCGTTGGCCGTCAGCCGGGCCGCCAATCATGAGTACGTTTTTCAATGCCATTTCAGGTTCCTATTTCAGTCGATGATGATTATTTCGCGTTGATTGTTGCTGCACATCGTCGGGTCGGCGCACTCGCCAAACCAGCGCAGCATCCACACGTTAGACCAGGCCATGAACGCCTGGCCGCCGACAATGCGATCTTCGGCCATACGCGCTTTCCAGCACTTGCCGGGATACACGCCGGTCGGCCAGGTCGTTGAGTAGTCGGCCAGTTCGTCGAACTGTCGCTTCGTCAGCATCACATGCGTGTCGTCCATCGTCACGTCGGTCAGGTCGGGCTGTCGCCAGCTTCGGCCCAGCGGGTCGGTGATCGGTGGGATGAACACGCATGTGGCATGAACGACAGCGAGCGCCGGGGCAGGGTAGGTCGCTCGCTGCATGCTTAGATGCTCTTTCCGCCTTCGGCCGTGCGGTTCTCGATCTTGTGGTCGGGGCGATGCGCGTTGAAGGCCAGCTTCTCTTCGATTGCGCCGCCGAGATCCATGCCCAGGCCACCGGCCAGGTCGCAGATGCGGATCACCGCGTCGGCCAGTTCGACTTCGAGCATGTCGCGGTGCGGCAGCTTGTCGTCCTTCAGACCCTTGCGGTGGCCTTCCAGACCTTCGCTCACCTCGCTATGCACGAGGGCCAGCTTCGCGGCGACCCACAGCTTCATGAAGTGGTCCGGCCAGGTGCGCACGTCCATGCCGGTCGTCGTGTCGATCCACCATCCGGCCTTGTGTGCGGCGTCGTAGCAGGTGGTCATGAGCAGATTGCCAGCGATGCGCACCGGCATGCCGAGGGCGCTGATCGGGATCGCCTCGGTCGGGTTGAACGTGCCTTGCGCGATCTGCGTGAGGTGCTGCTGCGCCAGGGTGATGAGGGCGTCGAGATCCTGGCGGTATTGCTGGATGGTGGTGTCGTTCTGGTTCATGGTGTTCTCCGTGTTGAGGGTGGTGGTCATTGCTTCTGGTCTTGCATTGCGGTGGTCATGAGGGTGGCTTGCAGGTAGTTCGCAAGGTCGAGGGTTTCTTCGAGCGCGTGCTGGACGAACTGGCGCAGCGTGAGGCCGGACTGTTCGAGGGTGACGCCGTACTTCGCAATGCCGACGTTCGAGCGGTCGAGCAGCAGCTTGCGGTTCGCCTCGACGACGGCATCCGCCGACACGCCCACCGCCTCGGCCGCGACGACAGGATGGATCGAGGCCATGCCAGCATAGCCTGTCGGCAGATCGGCGTCCTGATTGGCGTAGCCGATGGCCTGCGGTTCCTCGACCTCGATCTCTTTCGCCGCCGCTGCGCGGATCGCCTGGTGGAAGCTGGTGCCGCTGTAATGGCGGCGCTTCTCCATGCGGTGATCGGTGCCGACGTTGATCCCCCATTCGCGGGTCGCATCGTCCTGGCCGATGGTCACGTATTGCGAACTTCCGTTCTCGACGTAGCCGCACACCTGGCGCAGTTGTTCGAGCAGGTCGGCGTCGTTGACTATCTTCTGCGCCGCGATGATGTTCTCGGCAATGAAGGCGTCGCGCAGGCCGCGCAGCGTGTCGATGTCCGATTGCGACAGCACGTACTCGCGCTCGCCGCTGCCGTCACCGATCATCCGCGATTCGCAGTTGTCGATGATGTCGCGCACGGTGGCGAGAACATTGTTGCCCTCGCTAACTGGCGGCGGCATGCGGTGATCGCTGGCGCGCTGCTGGTTGATGATCGCTTTCATGCAGGCGTCGCACGAGACGGCGCGAGCCGAGGTCATCGTGTCGGCCGCGTTGACTGCGCCGCACGCGGTCGCGGTTTCGCCGTCGTACAGCGCATGGACTGTGCCCAGGTCGTCGCGGATAACGTTGGTGTAGTGCTTCATGGTTTCTCCGTTAAAAGGTTGAGGGTCGAGATCCGCTTCGATGAAGCGCGGCCGGGATCTCCGTTCGAGGCCGTGGTAAATCGGGGTACTGACCGAGCGCAAAGTGCGATACGCGGAATCGGTCAGACTGGTATTGTCGGCGGGCGTATCGCGCATCGAGCGAGAAAACGAAAGGCAGTCGGGGCAGGACACGACTCGATCCGAGCCAGCGTGGGCCACTTCACGCACGCCCGCCTTGCCGCAGAACGTTGCGCTGGACAGCGGGCCGATGAGGTGGACGATTGCTCGTGATGCTGCCTGGCTCGTGTCCTCGGCGGCCAGGTCGGTGCGCAGTGCTACTTTCAGGTAGTCCATTTTTATTCTCCGTTGTGGTCGGTGCTGCGGTTTCACTTCTCGTTGTTCGCTTTCCGGTATGCGTCCACCATTGCAATCGGCGTGTCGTAGATCGGTATGTCCATGCGCAGCTTGTCCGGCTTGTACATGTTCAGGCGCACCGCGATTCGCATCAACTGGTTCGGCTGTTTGATCTTCTCCAACAGGATCAGCGCGCCCGCGCAGTGCTTCTCCTTCTTGCCCTGGATCGGCACGCCGTCGTCATCGTGTGCCGTGGTCTTGTGGCACGAGAACGATGCGTCGCCCTCGGTGATGCTGCGCAGGATACCGACGATGCGCGCGGTGCGCAGGTACGGCTTCACGTCCGTGCGGAACGGGCAGTTGTTGCAGGGCTTCTTCAGGCTGAAGTCCATCATGGCGTCGGGTTCTCCGCGTCGAACTCTGCGATCTGTTTCGCCCATCCCTGCACCGCGTAGTCCCAGGTATCGACCGGCGAGTGACCGTCGTACATGCCATGCTTCTCCATGTCGCTGCCGCAGCAGCACACGCCGGACGACACCGGGGCCGACTGCATGAAGGCCAGCAGGTCGTCGCGCTGCTTCTTGTACGCGGCCTCGCGCTCGGTCAGCGGTGGTGCTTCCTCGACCTGTTGCGCACGGCGTTCGGCGGCTCGTGCGGTGCCCTCGCGGCTGCGTCGCTGGCGTTCACGCTTCAGCGCCTTCAGGCAGTCGTCGCAGGTCACGGCGTAGCGATGGCCGGGCGCTGCGGGCTTCACGTAGGTCACGTCCAGGGCTTCGACCTTGCCGCAGATCGTGGCGTCGGCGTGGGGCATGACGGCGTGGATCTTGCGCACCTGGCCGTCGTGCAGTGGCACCTGCATATCGGCCGTGGCCTGTGCGGTGCGGTACTCATCGGACAGGCTCATTGCATCACCTTCTTGTACACGTCGGTCAGCGCATACAGGCCGCTCGACTGCTTGAACAGGATGCGCTTGTTGACCATGTTCTCGCACGCGGCGCGTTCCTGCTGCGTGGTCGGCTCGACCTGGCTGCGCTCGTGGACGAACTGCACGATCAGCGTTTCGAGCGCGTTCAGGGTTTTCAGCATGTCGCGGGCTTCGTCCGGCGTCGGGTCGGCCTGCGGCACGGCGCGGTAGATGTTCTCCGAGAACTGCGCCAGCACGCCAGCATCGACGAGCTTCTGCGCGGCCTTGCGGGTCGAGTCGCTATGCGGGCGGCTCGGTGTGATGACGACATCGCCGCCGCTCATCGCGTGCTGATACATGCGGTACAGGCCGTCGTTCACCGGGACCAGTGCCTTGTCCTTCCCGATGGGCAGGTACTTCGTGACGGTGAACAGTTCCGAGTCGGTCGGCAGCGAGTGGATCAGGCCACGCGCGGCCAGGACACGCGCCGGTCCCCATCCGAGGCCACCACGCTCGATGCGCATCGGCATGCCGAACGTGCGCATGCGGTCCAGCAGGTCGCGTTCCAGCGGCGACAGTTCGGCCTCGAACGTCGGCAGTTCATCGGCCGGATTATTCAGCGAGTTCTGCACCTCGGCCGCGATCTTCTTCGAGTCCGACGACAGGCTGTACACGGCGTCGCTCAATTCCTCGACGCGGTTGATGAGCGGCAGGTCGCCCAGGTGAGCCATATCCTTCGCCACGAGCAAGCTGCTGTACGCGGCGGCCAGGGCGTCAGCGCACGCCGTCGAGATCTTCGCCAGGCGTTCCTTCGGTGTGCTGCTGGTCGTGTTGTTCGTCAGTTCCATTTTCCTGTTCCTTCAGTTTGTCGAGTCCGCGTGATGTGATGAAGCGAGAAATCATGCCGTGGGCGATCCGCGCGTTCGGGTAGCCCTCGGGTTTGAAATACGGGTCGGGGTGATCCACGACAATCGTTATGCCCTTCACGACCTTGAACCCGCGATAGTCGTAGAATTCGGCGTGCAGTGCGGCCACGAGCGGGTTGCGCTGCTGCCGGATCTTCTTGTTCGCACGGTAGCGGGCCGACTTCTCTTTCGCGCTGGCCTTGCGCCGCCGCTTGTTGACGCCAGGGCCGAGCGTGAATACCGGCGTGGTGTCGATGCCGAACGAGTTCTGTTCCCATCCGCTGCGGTGCGAGGTGCCGACCTTGTGGAACATGTTGACCAGTTCGTACGCGGTGTTGATGTGCAGGCCGGTCACTTCGACGACATCGTGTGCGGTGAACGGACCTTGCAGCATGCGCTTCACGGCGAGCGCGAGCGCCTGGTGGTTGACGCGCAGCTTCTTCACGCCGCTTCACCTTTCGCAGTCAGTCGGAAGCTGAAGTTGCCGTTCGTCCGGTGGTCGCAGCGTTCGAGCAGACCAGCGCGTTCCATTGCGAGCGCAGTCACCGTCAAGTTCTTTACGCCGGGGCATGGGCGGTCGGCGTAAGCGTATGCCTGGTAGCCCGACATGAACTTCACCTTCGCACCGTTCTTGATCGCGTCGATCATGGCCCGTTGTGCTGGCGAGATCTTCGCGCTCATTTCCGCTCACCCTTCCCCGGCAGGTGGCGGAACAGCAGGAACAGCGCGTGCAGCACATGCGCCTCGCCGTTGTGGCCGCCCAGCACGTAGCAGCGGTCGCTGTGATCCATGCGCGCCGTCGCTTCGAGGAAGTCGCTGGCGGTCAGCAGCACCGATGCGCGAATGTGGCCGGTCATGTCGGTTTCCATCGTGACCTTCGACGTTTTCGGGTCCATGCGTTCCTCGGCCTCGACGCGGTTGCGCTTCGCCAGTTCGAGACGTTCGAGGGTGCGGCCGATTGCCGTGCCGGTGCCGAGGGCGGCGAGGCCGCAGATCAATTCGACGATCATGTTCTTCTCCGTTAAAGATTGGTCGTCGGTGTTACGCGGTGCGCGAGACGAGCGCGATCAGGTACATGCCCGACTTGCAGGTGAGATCGCAGATCTCGATGCTGAACTCTGCGCCCGGCACGCGGCGCTTCGCCTGGCTGACCGACGACTGTGCGGTGTTGCGCAGCTTCTCGGCCAGGGTTGGGCGGGCCGCTGCGAGATCCGCGACGGTCATGTTCGGATCGAGGCGCATGGTCTTGGATGCAGGCTCGCCGCCGATCTTCAGATCCGCGACGGCCGATGCGAACGATGCGCTGCGTGCGCGGCTCGGCTGCGCCACGTCAGACTCGGCGCAATGGATAGCGGTTGCCACTTTGGACAGTGCCGCTTCGGATGGTTTTGCTCCCATGTGATGACTCCTTAATATTCAATGAATAGGGTTGCGACGACGTGGATTATGCCGACAAGGAAATACCCTGTCAACTCAATTGTTGAACCCGTTTCGTTTTTGCGGAACCGGCGAGGTGCCCGAAGTAAGGCGGCGAGGGTAGGGGGTCCGTTTCCTGGCACGGATTCGTTTGTAGGGAACCGGCCAGGACCACCAAGTAAGCGGGGGTGGGCCTAGCGTGGTGCCGCGTGTCGGAGTGACGGCCTGGTGGCCTGGCGGGCGTGCGCGCCGAGCGAGCCTACCGCAAAAAGCGAGGTATCGCGGGATCGGCAAAATCGCCTGATCGCCAGCGCAGCCGGGCGGCCTGGACCGGGGCGCACCCTGGGCGGCGGGCGGCCTGGATGACACGGCGCGGCCTGTCACCTGGGCGGCGTGCCGGGCCTGCGCCTGGACTGCGGGCGGCCTGTATATAAGGGGCGCGGCTTTGCCCGGTGTTGCGTTCGTGCTTAAAGCTGTTGACAGGGTTTTCCCTTGTCGCTTAATATTCGTTTCAGCAGCACTCAAACAACCACCATCAAGGGGTGACAACATGGAAGCAATCGCAAGCTATAACGAAGGCCGCGCAATCGGCTACAGCATCAACGGCAAGTTTGTAATGTCGTTCCCGGCCCGCCTGAACGGCCACCGCATCCCCGACCTTGACGAAGCCGCCGACATTCTGCGCGGCGTGTCGGTCGAAGAGTCGGACGGCTACCGCTTCGCCGCTCGTGACCTGGGCACGCTGGCCCGCTCTATCGTCGCTGACACCGTGGCCGCGCTGCCGGGTGCGTCCGCTGGCTGTGCGCTGACCGTGACCGGCGACGGTACAACACGCGGCGTCACCTATGTCATGTGGCACGGTCGCCGCTCGCATACCTTGCACGCTGTCGCCACGTCGCCCGCTCGCCTCATGGCTCATTGGTCCGGCTTCGTCGAGAACTGCCGCGACGACGAACAGCGCCGCGCCCTGGACGCCGAGCAAGCCCGCGCCGCCGCTGCGCAATGCCTCATCGACTCGACCGACCGCGCAACCGTGAAAGCCGCCGAACCCGAAGCCGTGCGCCTGTCGTTCGTCTCGCGTGGCAAGTGGGAATTGCATAACGCGGGCTTTCCGTCGCGTGTGTTCGCCGTCCGCGTCAGCCGTCGCCCGTTCGCCGTGTGGGAACTGCGCGACGAAGCCGGGGCGCTCGCGTTCGGTGACGGCTTCGAGGGCTTGCACAATGTCCGCGCTTACTTCGGATAATGAAAAGCTGTTGACAAGGGAAAACCCTGTCAATTAAAATGCACTTACTCGACAACGACACCGAAGGGGCGAACGTGGAAACCTGCAATCAGTGGTATTTCAAAGCGGCAGACATTGCCGCCCCGGTCGTGGCGCTGGCGGGAATTTTGGTGGCCGTGTACGCCGCCGCTCAACTGGTCTTAACTTTCTAAGGGTCACATCATGAAACAGATTTTTGCAACCGTCGAACCGAAGCGCGCAGACACCGCCGCCGCGACTTTAACCGCGTATTTCTTCGAGATCGACAAGCCCGAACAGGCCGCCCAATATGCCGCGCTGGTCGAGAAATTCAAGGCCGCAGGCTTGACGCCCTGGAATAGCTATATGCCGGAATTCGCAAGCCCGGAAAAGACCCGCTTTTTTGAGTTCTGGAAGATGATCGACAAGGCCGCAGGCCGTCCCGAACCGGACGCGAGCCGCCGCCCGCTGGTGTCGCCGTCCGGCGAGTGGTCCGCCCCGGTATCTATCGAACTCGCAAACATCTTCGATAATCAAATGAACAGCGCCGCGCCACTGTCCGCGCGCCTGTTCGACTGGTCCGAAGCGATCGTAACGAACAAGCGCATTAAACACGGCTATTACGTCACGTCGGACGAACTGCAACAGGCCCGCGCCAACACTTGCGCATGCGGCTACTGCGGCGCACAGTACCAGCACGCCGAGCCGGGCCAGTTCTGCGGCGCTTGCCTGGAATCGTCGTACCTGAAGCGCGACGACCTGCATTTGCTGCGCCTGCGCCGCGTGTCGGACAAGAGCACCGCGAGCCGCCCGCCGCTGTCGCCTGAAGAACGCGCCGAGGTGTTGCCGCTGTTCGAGAAAGCCCGCATTGAGGGACTGACGAAGCGCGGCCAAGAACGCCGAGCCAAACAGCGCGCCGACGTGGCCGCCGACTACGAAAAGACCGTCAAGACTGCGACCATCAAGCGCGACGCTTACACATGGTTGCTTGATCGTGGCGTTGACCTGTCGAACGTGATCTATTACAGCCACACTGACCGCTTTGCATTCGGTTGGAATAATCACGTTGAGGGCGAAGAACTCGAACACCTGCGCGGCATTCTGTCGGAATTCCCGTACGCCTTCGACCTGAACCCGCCGAAGAAATAAGCCGCTAAATCGTTTATACCGTTTATCAAATAATCCACCATCAAGGGGAATTTAGACATGCCTTACATTACCGCCGACGACCTTTATTTATCCGCCGTTTCCGATGGTCGCCTGTATCAGCGTTGCATTGACGCCGCCCGCGACGTGGGACACCGCAAGGCCCGCTTTACTGCGATCATCAATCAGGCATGGCGCGACTACCGCGCCGAGGTGGATAGCTCGGCCCTCATCACGTCCGAAAATATCGCCAGTGCCGCTACCCTTCTCGAAGCTGACCGCGTGGCGCACGTCGCGGAACTGGACGCCGCCGAGGCGTCGAAGCTGGGCCGCTGGGAGTTCTGCGGCATGGCGCAGCGCGGCGAGATCTCGCGCCCGGTTTGGCGCATGGCCGCCGATGACGGCCGCCGCTACGTGTATCAAGTTGGCGACGCCGCGACACCTGACACGCCGCCGAGCGTTGGCGCGGGCGGTTACTTCCTGCTGTCCGAACTGCTGCGCATGCGCGGCCTGACGATGGATTACGCGCCGGGGCAAACCTTCCGCAGCAAATGCAGCCGCGCCCGCATTGCCTACCATCCCGAATGGGACCGTTCGCAACCCTGGGCAAGCTACATTGACGGGACAGCGGGCCGCCACTTCGCAACGCCATTTGATGCGCTGCCTTACTTCGCGTCTCGCGGCTTCGCGCTCGTGCTGGAAACGGTATAAACGATTTACAGGAATTCGACACCATGACCGACACCACGAAAACCGGCGGCGCGCTGTCCGTGACTTGCCCGACCTGCGGACGCCTGAACGGCCAAGTATGCAAGACCAGCAGCGGGAAAGCCCTGTTTGGCAAGCCGCACGGACGCCGCCGCGCGCTGGCCTTCTCGACCGACACGGCGAACAAACCTCTTGCGGCGCATGGCCTCAAGTCGTACCGCTACAAGGGCCGCCACGGCTTTATCATGATCGGCGCGCATGACGACGCCGACGCACTCAACGAAGCCCGCCGCAGCCTGGACGATGGCCGCCCGCCGCGCCTGGGATTGCTCGAAGCCTGGGACGGTTCGCGCTACGTGTCGAAGCTGGGCGAAGCGGTGCGCCGCATGGCTGACGGCGAGACGATCAGCGCCGACGACTACAGCGACGCCCGCGACCATGCCGCCGCGACCGGCAACGACCGCGACGCACTTTTGCGCATCATGTACGGTTCACCGATCCACGGCGACCGCGACCGCGTGCGCGACCTTGCAACCGAAATTGAGAACTGGAAGGCTTAAACCCATGTGCAAGAATAATCAACTCCGCAGCTTCCGCACCCTCGAAGGCTCGAAGCGCCGCGAAGCGATCCGCGCCCACATGCGCGCCGCCGATGACATCGACTTTACCGCCGACCCGCATAGCCTGCGGATCAGTCAACAATGCGCCCTGTCCGACATGGCGAAGGCGGTAGGCTGGCGAAAAAGTTCAACGTCTCCGCTGTCGCTCGGCCTTGCGTTTTACGTGTACCTGTCCCGCGACGCGGCGAAGCCTGGACGCATCGAAGCGTCGCGCACCGGCAAGCCCGCGCAGCATCGCCCGGCGTTCGTGTTCGGAAGGGGTCATGCATGATTATGGCCTTGATACTCGCGCGCGTTCTCGTGGTCCTGCTGGCCGCGCTCGTGGCCTTCGTTGGTGGCCTCATCCTGTGCGGCACTGGTCACGGCTCGCAGGCGCTCGGCCTCGTGGCGACGTGTGGCCTTATTGCCTGGATGGCGCACCCCGACGCCGAAGAAATGGCCGCCTTTGACGCCTTCCAAAAACAGCGACTCGAAAAGTACGGCATCGAGATCTAACCCGGCGTTCTGCTGACCGAACCCGCCCGCGTGGCGGGTGTTCGTGTTTGTTGTTGAAAAGCTGTTGACAGGGTTTTCCCTTGTCATTTAGAATCTCAACACGTCGCGCAATTCCGCGCACCGTTCAAACATGAAAGGCCGTCCCAATGTCTACCCTCTCGCCCCTGGATCAGTTTTTACAAGAATGTCACGCGGTCCACTCGGGCCGCATTTCCGAGATTCCAAAACTTCGCCAGCGCGCCAAAACGACCGGCCCGAGCCTGGAAAACATGCGCCTTGCAGCACAGGCCGCAGATGTGGAGATCATCAAGGATGGCAAGGAATTGAAAGCCGTTCGCGCGTCCTACCTTCCGCCGCTCGAAGTCAAACCCGCCGCACCTGCTGCGCCGGTCGTCGATACCACGAAGCCCGCGCCAACGTATGACGAACTGCGCGACGTGCTGCGCGTGCTGCTGGATCACACTTGCAGGCCGCCGAGCGACGCGGGCAAGATGTACGACCGCGCCCGCGAACTGTCGCGCCTTGCCGACGCTCACTCGGTCCAGGTGAACACGGACAGCGGCACGGCCCGCACGCATGTTTGCATCGAAGTTACCGTATCCAATGAATACCCGGTCAAGGTCGAACAGTTCGCAAACAAGCGGTTCCGCGTGTCGTATGGCCTGGACGTGAAAGGCAAGACCGCCGCCGATGGCCTGGGCTATGGCAAGGCGTGCGCCGCGTTCGGGCAAGGCGTGTTTCATGCGCTGGCCTGCGCTGGTATGCTGGACAACAACGGCCCCGACTGACCCGACCCACTCACCAACGATAGGAGCACCACGCCATGACCATGACCAACACCGAAGCAAGCATTATCCGCGAAGCCGTCGCCCGCCTGGAATGCGCACCCCGCGCCGATGGTGGCGAGCGCGAAGCCGACACCGTGCGCGACGCCCTGCGCGGCCCGGCGCGCCTGTACCTTGAAACGTGGGTTGTTGCGCCGCTGCGCTACATGCTGCCCGAGTCGCGGAACATCGAACTTGCGGCGAAGCTGGCCCGCCCCGGTGGCCGCCCGACCACGGAACCAACCCGCTACGCGCTGACCATGCGCAGCAACACCACGCACCGCACCGAATCGGAGATCATCACGATTCATCCCGGCCAAGATCCCGAGCAAGAGGCCGCCCGCATCGCTGCCGGTTATGGCGCAGTGGTAGACAAGCTGGACCCGTTCAACCGCGAAGCCGCCGCGCTCGAACTGCTGCAACGCTTCGCCGCAGATGCAAGCCTGAACGCCGCCGACATGGTGCGCATGTCCCGCGAGTTCTGCCGCGACGCCTAAGCCCTCACCCTACCCCGCATGACCCGACCCGCCGCAAGGCGGGTTTTTCTTTTGGGCCGCTCGGCCCGCATTCCCTGATTCCCGCCTCTCGTGCATGTGCGCTTGCATGTGCGCCCGCCCTCGTGTATGCGCGTGTACGTGTACGCGGGTGCGCTTGCCCTCGTGCGCGGGTGCGTCCAGGCGTGCGTGGGTGCGCTTGCATGCGTGGCCGGGTGTCGGTGTAGCCGCCTGGACGCCGAGCCGGATAGAAGCCCTACAGCGGGCCGGGCGGGGTGGCCGGGTGTCCGCATGCCTGGGCGGGCGGGGTCGTGGCGTGGCGGGCCTGGATCGTGGCCGGGTGGCCGTGTGGCGGGGTGTCCTGTGGGTCATTTCCTGCGGGCATGGCCTGCTGTGGGGGTGGCCGTGTGGCGTGGGTGGCCCTGGGACGCACGAGAACAGGCATACAAGGCGCGATCTATGGGCGGTTGGTGGCGTGGTAGCCGCGCTGGCGGAAAATCGCGCCAGCGGGCCTATGGGTCAATGGGTCCCTCCCCTGCCTGATGGCGAGCCGGGGGTCCGTAGAGCCGCGTGTCCCGCAAATTTATCGAAATCGCTATAGCACCAAGTCGTTGACAGGGTTTGACCATGCCATCCCGTCCACGTACACGAGGCTTGTCACCCTATGTTCCCGAAAAGTGGGGGATCGCTATTCTCTACCTACTGGCTTTTTTTTATTTTTTTCTCGCTACACGTAGTCAAACTAAGGGAAATAGAGAACATAGAGATACAGAATGGAAGAAAAGAGGGTATTCGATATAAAAATGTCACCCTATGTTCCCTAAAAGCGGGGGTTCGCATGTCGCTGGCGCACAGGATTTTTTCTTAGCCGACGCCGAGCCGTGGCCGAAGTGGTCGTGATTCCCGCGAAAACGGGAACCAGAATGAAAAATGACCCGCGATTCGGTGTCCTAAGCCGAGGCGGGTCAAATGTTGGAAAATGGAGCCGAATCAGCCGCGAAGCTGTCCGGCGAGATCAGAATCGCACGATCAGGCGAACCCGGCCGTGCGGAAAATCAAATGGAGCACACGCGGCATGTCTCGGCGCGAGCCTTCCGTTTTCGCAGCGGGCGACCGCTCTCGAACTCTTTTCCCAGGTCGATAAGCGCGGCGGGCCAGGTATCCCGACCATCCGAGCGGAAGGTATGGCCGTGTTTTTGCTCGATCCTGATCCCTTCGTCGAACATCGGCCGGTTGTCACGCCAAAGCGAAAACCACTCGTCGATCCGCTGGCCGTAGCAAAGCGCGCAGTCCGTGCGCTTCGGGATGACGATGCCGTTTTCGTCGAGGTACTTCCACACATCGTCGATCCCCCATCCCCATTCACGCATCGGGAAGCGAATGTTGATGTCCTCGCCGTACAGACCCTTGCGTTCTTCCTCGTCGGCGCGCAATCCGACGTACAACGTGCTGCCGGGCGGCAGACTCTCGAAGTATTCGATGGTCGGCTCGATCTTCAACATGCGAGTGCAGAAGCGCGCGCGAAAGTTCGGCAGCATGCCAATTTCCTCGATCATCCCGATCAGATCGGTGTGATAGGTGACGCGCTTGAACTCCTTGCCGAACATCTTTTCCAACTTCGCCAGGTGCGTGAACAGTTCCGGCAGTTCGTTTCCGGTCGCGTTGCAGATGAATTCGTAGTCGCGCGGCTCGGTTTCCATCAAGCGCATCGCCATCGCCGTACTGTCCTTGCCGCCGGAAATGCCGATGACATGCTTCGGCTCCCGATAGCTGAAGGACGCTCGCAACTGGACGGTGAGCGCCTTCACGTTCGCGCTGAGATCTTCCAGCGACTTCTCAATACCCATGTTTCCCTCAGAGTTCATCGTCATCCTCAATCGACGCCTTGGCCGCTTCGACGTATTTCCGCACTTTCGAGTTATCGACGTTCACGCAACCGTCCGCGTCAACCGACTGGAACAGGTCGAGATCGCGGGTGTAGTAGGTGCGAACCTCGCCGCCGACGCGGATTTTTCCAAGCGACTCGAAGCGGTGGCGGGACAGCATCGAGCCGACTGCCTTGTTACCCGGCACTTCCAGGCCACGTTCCATGAGCGTGTCGGTCATCCGCGTCCCGTCCAGAAGCTCGAACGAGATCAGCGGGTCCACTTTTTCCGCGATCAGGTCGTAGAGATCCTGAATGAACTGCGGCTGCGCCTGGCGGATCATGTACCGCTTCGCGTCGGTGGCCGGTGCGTCGCCGTACGGCTTGAACGACTCGTCCTGTTCCCATTCGAGCAGCCACTTGCGCAGGGCCGGTGCCGAAGTCTCGATGGTCGAGTACAGATCCTCGTAGTAGTCGGGGTTCTCGCGCTTGAACGCATCGAGTTTGTCCTTGCGCTGCCACTGGCTGAACAGGATGCAGTAGCGGCGGCCATCGTCATCGAGCGGCAGCGCGTCGCGGAAGTTCGAGAAGAACAGATACGACGTGGTGTTCACCGCGTTGTACGGTGCCTTGCCCTTCGGGTGAACCTCAATGATGTGGTTCGTGATGTTCGGCTTCACCTTGTTCAGCACTTCGTACTTGTTGTGCGCATTGATGAGCCGGACTTCCTCGATACAGGTGAGGCACTGGCCGACGAGCCAATCGGTGAACGACGATTCGAGGACGTGGGCGTTGAGCATCTGCACGTTCGACACGCCCATGACCGCGCGCATGAGGAAAGCGAAGAACGACTTGCCATCACCCTCGACGCCTTGCAGCAGGATCGACCAGTTCACATGCTTGCCAGGGTTTTGCACGATCCACGAAAGCCAGTCGAGCAGGATGCGACGTTCTTCCGGCTTCACGAGCAGGTGGCGAATGTGTTCCTTCACGCGCTTGATGGCCGCTTTGTCGCGCGGCAGCAGTTTTTCCGGCAGTTCGGGGATCTCGTGCGCCGCATACGTGTTGGCGAACACGCCGTCAGGACGATAGAACACCGGATCTGCGCCCGGCTCGTAGCGGCGACCCTGTACGGTCTTGATTTTGTAGAGGTTCAGCGCGAGCGCCGACGCCGAGGACGATGGCGAGGTCTTGCCGTCCAAAATGTCCTTCTTCGTCATCGCGTAGCGGTCGAACATCGCGTCGAAACCCTGCTTCGTGGTCGAGATCCCCTTCGCGGTGTTGTAGAAACGGTCGTCGCTCGTGTCGTAGACCCAATCCTCGCACCAACCAGGCAGCTTCTCGCCCTTCGACGGCGCGTAGGCGATGGCTTTCTTAACCTCGGCCAGCGGCGTTTTCGTCCCGTTGATGATGTCGAGGCGATCCTTCGCCAAACCGGCCAGCGCGGCGCGGGTCAGACCGTCGATCTCGGCTTCGCGTGCAGCATCGCGGGCTTTCGTCCAGGCGGCCAGGTCTTTCGCCTCGTTGAACATGTCGCGCAGCTTCACCGCCAGCGCCGCAGCACCTTCTGCCGCCGCTTCCTTGGACAGCTTCAGGATGAAACGCGCGGTGATCGGCGCACGCTTCTTGCCGTCGATGCCGAAGTCATCCCAGCGACGTTCGAGCGCATCGCGGTCGTAGTTGTCGGCCGTCTCGGACCACTCGTTCCACAGTTCCATGCCGACTTCATCGCCGTCGAACTGGTGATACAGGGCCATGCCGACCTGAACCCATGTGTCGTAGTCGTCAGGGTTCGGCACCATCATGAGACGCGAGCGCAATTCCGTCTCGCTGATGTCCACGGCCTGCGTATCTTCGAGGAACGGATCGTCCATGTCGATGTTCGCAAGCTGGCCGTCGCGCTGCTTCTTCACCAGCTTCCAGTCGGTTTCCTTCTTCGCGCGTTCGTGGAACCAGTCGATCAATTCCTGGCACTGGTCCGGCGTGATCTCGGTGAGTTCGTTCGATGCGATGGACAGCGGACCACCGGCCTCGATCACGGTGCCCTCGTCGTCGATCTTCTCGTTCGGCCAGTAGTACGGACGGCCGGTGTCAGGGTGAATGTGGTACGCGACGAACTGCTGGCCGTCGCACAGGATCTCGATCTGGTGCAGTTCGCCCCATTCGTCCTGATAGCGGTTCGAGCGCATCTTGCGGAAAGGCGTCTCGGTGCGGTAGACGAGCAAACGCTTCGGCGGCATGCCGATGCGCAGCGGTGCGTCACCGAAAATCTCGCGCGCCTTCTCTTCAGCTTCGAGGGCGATGGCTTCGTCACGAATGTCGAGATCAACCGCTGGCGTTCTTTTCGTGAGGATGCCGACACCGGAATGGCGATGGCCCGACTCGATCCATTCCGTGAGTTGCGGCTTGGTCGAACGGGCCTTGCTCCAATTGTCGAATCCCGGTGCTTTTTTGCCGACAGCGATTGGTACGATGTCGTAGGCTTTGTCGATTAGTCGTGACCCCAAGTACGCCAGTGGGCCACTATTTTTGGACGTGTATTCTTCGTTCTTCATTGCGTCGTCAATTCTTCGATCTCAAGTGGGAACATCAACCACTCGCGTCGTACAACGCTTCGACCGCACGCCTTCTCGATCTTCAACGCCATCTTCTGCGAACAGCGACCTTCCCTGATTGATGCATGAACCTGCGGCCGGTCGATGCCGCAAGTATCGGCTAGTGCCGCGATGCTCCCGCTTGGAGTGCTGTTAATCGCGGCCATCATTACAAGGTATCGCAAGCGCCGAGACTCCAACGATCCTTCACTAATACACGCCCTCGGTCCCTCGACCCACGGCGGAAATTTCACGTCCATTTGCACCCCCTTATAATTTCTCAAAAACATGTGAGAATTATCCCACAGGCACTTGACGCCAATCAAGCTGCATGAGAAGATTCTGTTCATGCAGTGACGAACGAACGACAGGGCGATACGAATGAAGAACTACGACCTGATCGCAGTGACGCATGTGCCGGAATCGTTGGAATTCGATGCCGGTGCGGTAGCGGATCTGACGGTCAAGCAGATGCACCTGTTGATGACGAAACTGCACATGCTGCGGTATGCGTTACACGGTGCCCGGCAGCGCGAATCGTTGCTCGATGCGTGCGATGCAATGCAGGGTGCGATCCTCACTTTACAGTGCGGCGATCAGCACCAGGCAATCAGCGACGCGGATCGACATACGCTTCTCGTTGCAGATGTGGAGTTAGCACGCTACAGCGTCGGTCTTGTAGTCGCTCAATCCACCGACGCCAACGCAGCGTTCGCGCTGTTCGGTGAAGGCGGTGAGAACATCGACCTGTCGAGTGTCCTGAAAGAGTAGTTTTTTTGTAGATCGCGTCGGCCGAATCGGCGGTAAGCCGACGCACAATTTTCCGCCAACCTTACTTAACGGAGTAATAGCATGTCCCTGGAACAAAACATCGCAGAACTGAACACCAACATCAAAGCACTGATCGCTGCCCTGGCCGCCGCTGGCACCGTTTCGACCGCATCGACTGGCACCGCCGCTGCTGCTGCTGACACCTCGGCCGCCAAGACCGAAAGCAAGCCGGCCGCCGCTGGCAAGGGTGGCAAGGCCGCCGCCGCGAAGAAGGACGACGCACCGAAAGGCCCGACCGTCGAAGAAATGCAAGCCGCGCTGGGCAAAGTCAAGGAAGAACAAGGCGCTGCCGCCGCCAAGGCCATCATTTCCGATGTCGCTGGCGTCGCCAAGATGGCCGAGATCCCCGCCGACAAGGTGAAGGCCGTGTTCGAGGCCGCGACGAAAGCCCTGGCTGGCGACGACGAAACCGGCACCGACGACGACGACATCTAATCGTCAATGACCGAGCAACACTTCACCGCTTCGCAGATGCGCGAAGCGATCCGGTTGGTGGAAGAGGGCGGTCACTCCGTTTTCTCCCCATCCGGCTCGAAGATGTGGCTCGGTTGCGCGGGATCTCTGATTCCAAACCTGTTCGCGCCAGATGAATCCGGCGAGGACGCAGCTTATGGGACAGTCGGCCACATGGTCGGTGAAACCTGGCTGAAAGAAGGGAAGCGTCCGAAGCACTTACTCGGCAAAACGTTTTGGGTTGACGGCGAGGGCTTCGGGTTCTTCATCACCGTGGATGAGGTGATGATGGACTACGTGAAGCGATACGTGGACTGGTGCAAAAACCTGCCTGGCGATCACTTCGTCGAGACGCGAGTGGATTTTTCGCAGCTTACCCCGATCCCGAACCAGGGCGGAACGGCCGACCATAGCGCATGCACGTATCAGCGCATGGTCATCACCGACCTGAAGATGGGCAAGGGTGTCCGAGTCTACGCGAAGGACAATCCGCAGTTGCTCATATACGCACTCGGGTTCTTCTTCGCCTGGGACTGGCTGTATGACTTCCGCGAGATCGTGATTCGCATCGCGCAACCGCGCCTCGACGTGTTCGAGGAATGGACGGTGGACAGAGAGTACCTGCTGAACTTTGCAGAGTACGTGCGTGAACGTGCAGCGGCGGCGTGGGTGGAGAACGCGCCGAGAACGCCTAGCGCGGAATCGTGCCAGTGGTGTCGCGTCCAGCGGACGTGTGCCGCGAAGGCGAAAGTGGTGATCGACCTGGCCGAAGGTGCTTTCGACGACCTGGGCAAGCCCGTCACCGAGTCGGAAATGCTGTACTTCAAAGAGGTGCTGCGTGACACCGACGCGCCGAACGTGTTGGAAGCGGCGACGCTGACGACAAGTGAGTTGGAAAAGCTGTACGACTGGCGAAGTACGGTCGAGAAGTTCTTCAAGGGTGTATGCGAAGAACTCGAACGCCGCGCGAAGCTGGGTGAAAAGCTGAAGCTGCAAAAGCTGGTAGAAGGCCGCTCGTTCAGGGTTTTCAAGAGCAAGGATAAGGCCGTCGAAGTGCTCGTCGGTCTTGGCCTCGACAGGGATGATCTGGTCAAGGAAGAGATCGCATCCCCGGCCGAGGTAGAGAGGTTGCTGATCGCCGCAGGGCACAAGCGCAAGGACGTTCCCGATCTGCTGAAGGATCTGGTGTTCAGGCCGCCCGGCAAAGCAACTTTGGCGTCGATTCGTGACGGCAGGCCAGCACTGGCCGACCAATACGATGACGCTTTTAGCGACGTTTGATCGAGAAATCGTGAAACCGTTTAATTCGTGAAGTCTGAAATTTGAGGAACCTGAAATGACCGCATTGGTAGTTAAAAAACGTGGCAAGAACTTCGTCCTGTACGAGAACGGCATGATCCGTGTCGATAACGTGCGCTTCTCCTATCCCCACGTCGATAAGCCGTGGAAGAAGGAAGGCGATCAGGGCGAGGCCAAGTACAGCATCACTGGCATGATGCCGAAGGGTACGCACGAAGAAGCCAAGACCGCGATTGCCGCCGTGATGAAGGCAGTCCTGGCCGAAGCCAAAATCAGCGTCCCGGCCGACAAGAAGTTCCTGCGCGACGGCGATGCCAACGCGAGCGATGACGACGACGAGAACGTGGAGAACGGCTATGCCGGTCACTGGTTCGTCAACGCCCGCGAATCGAACCGTCCGTCGCTGCGCGATAAAGCGGGCAAGAAGCTGGACCCGGTGGAAGATCTGGACACCATCAAGGAACTGTTCTTCGGCGGCGCATGGGGCCATATCCTGCTGCGTCCGTGGGTCCAGAACAACAAGTTCGGCAAGCGCCTGAACGCTGGCCTGGTCGCTGTGATGTTCTCCAAGGAGGACACCGCGTTCGGTCAAGGCCGCGTCGATGACGCTGACGCCTGGGATGACGTTGCCACTGCTGGCGGCGGCTCGGACGACGGCGACGATGACGACGACCTGTAACACCAACATGTAGCACCTGAAGCGCCGCAGCCTCAAAACCTGCGGCGTTTCTTCGTTCTGAAAGAGCACATGGGCATTCCAAAATTATTCCTTGAAAAGCGGCCCGAAGCCGCAACCGATACCGAGTGCTACATCGACTATTGGAGCATCGGCTTCATGAACGTCGATACGGGCAAAGAAGTCATCATCGAGAAGTACGCGGGCCTCGATCTGGACGCAGTGAAGATCAAGAAGATCCTGCGCAAGTTCCGCATCTACACGTTCAACGGTCTGAAGTACGACGCGCCGATGATCGCCCTGGCCGTGGCCGGTGCTAGCAACGAAATGCTGAAGCGCGCGAGCGACGACCTGATCGTGAACCGGATCTCGGTGCATCCGCTGGCGAAGGTCAACTTCTGGTCGAAGTACAACGTCACCTGGCCGGACTGGATCGACCACATCGACCTGATCGACGTGGCACCAGGCGTCAAGCTGTCCCTGAAGAAGTACGGCGCGCGCATGAACATGAAGCGCCTGCAAGAACTCCCCATCGACCCGAGCGAGCCGGTCGGCGTGAAGCGTCGCCCGCTCATGCGCCGCTATCTGAGCAACGACCTGGCGACCACGCGCGAACTCGTGCTCAACCTGCGTGAAGAGGTCGAGATCCGCAACGAGATCAGCCTGGAATATGACATCGACGTGCGCTCGAAGTCGGACGCGCAGATCGCGGAAACGCTGATCGCCGCCGAGGTGAAGAAGATCACCGGCAAGGACGCGCCGCGCCCCGAGGTCAAGACCTTCTCGTTCAAGTACGAGCCGCCGAAGTTCATCCGCTTCACCTCGCCACTGTTGCAGGACGTGCTGAAGGTCATCACCTCGACGCGCTTCTACGTCAGCGGCGAGCCGGACCCGCCAGGCGCGAAAAAGAAGAACTACGGCGTCGTGCGCCTGCCGAAAGAGATCGGAGAACTGAAGATCCGCATCGGCTTCACCGACTACAAGATGGGCATCGGCGGCCTGCACTCGAAAGAGAAGCGCCGCTCGTTCCGCGCCGACGAGGACACGCTGATCGAGGACCGCGACGTTCGCGCCTACTACCCGCGCCTCATGATCGCGTGCGGCTACGTGCCGGAAGCCCTGGGCAAGAACTTCCTCGGCGTGTTCAGCAAATTCGTGAACCTGCGCGACAGCTACAAGGAGAAAGCGGCGGCGCTGAAGAAGGCTGGCGACATGGGCCAGTCGATGAAGTACAAGAAGCGATCCGACTCCTTCAAGATCGTTAATAACGGCACGTTCGGCAAGACCGGATCGCCGTTCGCCGTCGTGTACGCGCCGAAGCTGCTGATCTCCACCACCATCACCGGACAGCTTTCGCTGCTGATGCTGATCGAGGAATTGGAGCGCCAGAAGTTCAGCGTGATCTCGGCAAACACGGACGGCATCGTGACGCTGATCCCGAAGGACCGCTACTGGCTGTTCAACGCCATCGTGTTCGATTGGGAATGCGCCACCTCGTTCCAGACCGAAGCCGTGCGCTACCTGGGCGTGTTCTCGCGCGATGTGAACTCGTACATGGCACTCGTCGAGGACGCTAAAGCACCAGGAAAGATCGCGGAAGTGAAGCGCAAGGGTCTGTTCGCAAAAGCGGGCCTGCAAGCGAAGCACGACCCGACGTTCGACATTTGCTCGACCGCCGTGGTGGACTACCTGACGACCGGCGCGGACATCGAGGACACCATCATGAAGTGCGACGACATCACGCAGTTCGTGGGCGTCAAGCAGGTCGCCAACGGCGGCTACGACATGCACGGCAACTACCTGGGCAAGATGGTGCGCTGGTACTACGCCGATGGCGAGACGGGCTACATCAAGAAGAAGGATGGCTCGCGCGTGGCCGGTACGACTGGCGCGTTCCCCTGCATGGATCTGCCCGATGACTTCCCCGACGACATCAACTACGCCTGGTACGTGCGCGAGGCATACGCGCGCCTGGACGACATCGGCCTGAACGTGCGGAACCCTCGCCTGGCCGGACGCCAGGGCTACCGGATCGCGGCGCTGCCGAAGCAGAAAACCGCGCACATCATCGACCTGCAAACCATGACATCGCTGTGCGGGCGCGAGGAAAAGAAGGCGCGCGAGCCGTGGGAAGAAATGCGCTTCGTGCCGGACGACATGCGCGTGTGCCGGAAGTGCCAGGACGAGCGCGCGCTGCCGGATGATGAGGCCGACGATGAAGAGTAATCGGCCGCTGATCGAAAGCGACAACACCAGCGAGGCGCACAAGTATGCGAAGCTGCGCGGCTGGTGGACGATCAAGGTGGACACGCCGACCTGCAACGGCGTACCGGATCGCCTGTACCTGCGGCGCGGTCGGTACGTTTGGGTCGAGTGGAAGCGCCCTGGTCGCGGCGAGGGTGGCCTGGCCGCGATTCAGGTCGTCCGTATCAAGGAAATGCGCGAGCACGGTGCCGAGGTGTTCGTGCTCGACGACATCGAAGAGTTCAAGAGGATCATGAAATGATGCGAGAAACGCATGCGCTGAAGGCCGTCGTCGAGGCCATCCGTGCGAAATTCACCGACGTGGAACTGTACCGGCACATGATGCACGGCTACCAGAACACCGGCCTGGAATTCCTGAAGGCGAACCCGTTCTCGGCGCTGTTCATCGACATGGGCCTGGGCAAAACGGTCACGTCGTTGACGCTGATCGCGGACCTACTGGCCGAGTTCGCGGACGACAACAAGGTGCTCGTGATCGGCCCGCTGAAGGTGGCGACGCGGACCTGGCCTGACGAGATCCGCAAGTGGAACCACCTGGCCCACCTGAACCACTCCGTCATCCACGTCGATGACGATGACCCGCGAGTGAAGCAGGCTTACAAGGACGGTATGGCGTCCGGCCGGGCCAACAGCAACAAGCTGTTCGCATCCGAGCGCACGAAGGAAGCGACCGAGCACGCGACGCGCATGGCCGCACAGAAGCGCGAGGAACTGCGCATTGCCGCAACGCTCGACCCGGCCTCGGTCCACATGATTAGCCGCGACTGGATCGAATGGCTCGTCACCTACTACCGCGTCTCGAAGAAGCCCTGGCCGTATCGCACCATCATCATCGACGAGTCGAGCGGCTTCAAGGATCACAACTCGGGCCGGTTCAAGGCATTGCAGGTGGTCGTCGATAACGGCAAGGTGGACCGCCTGCACCTGCTAACGGCGACGCCCGCGACCGAGGGGTACATCGGCCTGTTCCCGCAGATCTACCTGCTGGATCGCGGCAAGCGCCTGGGTCGCAACATCACCGCATACCGCGACAGCTATTTCAAGGAAAACCGCTACACCCGCAAATGGGAACTGCGCGAGGGCATGGAGAAGGCCATCCTGGCGAAGATCAGCGACATCTGCCTGGTCATGAAGGAAGAGGACTATCTGCCGCGCACGCCGCCGCTGTTCGTCACGCGCCACGTCCACATGACCGATGCGCAGCGCGACCTGTACCTGAAGATGGAGCAGGACATGGTGGTGACGCTCGACGACGGCACCGAAGTGCAGGCCGAGACGGCGGCGGCGCTGTCCGCGAAGCTGCTGCAAATGGCGTCCGGCGTCCTGTACGACACGAAGCTGGAACCAGGGCAGAGCGAGGACGACGATCATGTGAAGATCACGAAGATCCACAAGATCCACGAGCACAAGATCGAAGAGTTGAAACAGATCGTCGAAGAGGCGCAGGGCAAGCCGATCCTCGTCGGCTACCACCACCGCGCGTCGAAGGACCGACTGATGAAGGCATTCCCGCAGGCCGTGATGATGGACAAGGATGGCAAGAACATCAAGAAGTGGAACGCCGGGAAGATCCCGATCCTGCTGATGCACCCGGCCTCGGGCGGCCACGGCCTGAACCTGCAAGCGGGCGGCCATATCCTCGTCTACTTCGATATTCCCTGGTCGCTCGAACTCTACCTTCAGTTTATCGGCCGCCTGGCGCGCCAGGGTCAGAAGCACCGCGTCATCGTGTTCCTGCTGGTCTGCAAGGGCACGCTAGACGAGGCCGTGGTCGAGGCGCTGACGGCGAAAACGAACGCGCAGGACAAGCTGTTTAAGATCCTGAAGAAGATGCGCCGGAAGCTGGTGAAACTGCTGAAGGGCCGCAAGCTGAAGGTGGGCGATCCAGAGTGGGATAAGGTGGTCGAGATCCTGACCGATCACGACGAGCCGACCCTGGACGAGCAGGCCGCCGACGACGAACTTTGAATTCGTTCTAGCGTTGCCTGACAGCATGTAAGATGCCGACCTATTCAATGGATAGGTCGGTAAATGGATAAACGAAATAAACTGTTAATCGAGTTCGAGGCGCTGGTCGGCCTCGGCCCGACAAAGGCATGCCTCGTCCTCGGCATCGCCTATCCCACCTACGCGGCGTTCCGCAATTGCAGCCGCCCGCTGAAACCCTACCACCGCAATCACATCGAGGTCGTCGGCCGCCTGTCGCGCCGCGCCTTGTCACAACTCATCGACGAGCGAACTAATGAAACGCACTGAAGGAACCGATAACACCACGCGCGCCATCCTGTACGACGGCGCGAACCTGTCGCAGCTTGGCGAGTTGTTCCGCATGGATCACCGCAGCATCGTCGCAAAGATCCATAAGTGCAAGCCGGTGGGCACGCGCAACGGTGCCGACATCTACGCGGTCCACGAGGTCGCGCCGTATCTCGTGAAGCCCGCGTACGACATCGAGACGTACATCAAGAAGATGCACCACAACGACCTGCCGAAGATGCTGACGAAGGAGTTTTGGGCAGGCCAGCGGTCGCGCCAGGAATTCGAGCAGCGCGAGGGCAACCTGTGGCCCACGGCGCGCGTCGTCGAGGTGGTCGGTGGCCTCATGAAGCTGGTGAAGATGAGCGTTCGCCTGAACGCCGATGCGGTGGACCGCCAGGCCGAATTGACCGACCGCCAGCGCGGCATCGTGAAGGCGCTGGGCGACGGCATGCTGGAAACGCTGTACGCCACCGTGATCGAGGAATTCACCAAGGCACCGACGAACCAGGCCGTGATCGAGAACGCCGAGAACGCCATTGCAGCAGTGCAGGAAGAGGAAGATCCAGATGCGCTTTGATTCAATCGAAACCCTGGTCGTATCGTGCGCGGAAATGCTGCGCCCACCAGAGCGCACCACCGTGTCGGCCGCCGCCGCCAAGTACCGCGTCGTGAACTCGCCAGGCGCGTACGTCGGCCCCTGGTACAACGCGACGACGCCGTACATGGTCGAGCCGATGGACGTGTTCGCATCCACCACCTACAACGGCATGATCTTCGTCGGCCCGGCGCAGTCGGCCAAGACCGACGCCCTGGTGGTCAACTGCACCGCCTACTCGATCAAGGTGGACCCGATGGACATGATGATCGTGTGCCCGACCAACACGGCGGCACGCGACTTCTCCATGCGCCGTATCGACCGCCTGAACCGATACTCACCAGAGATCGGAAAGATGCTGCTGCCTGGCGCGGACAACGACAACAAGTTCGACAAGCTCTATAACACCGGAATGATGCTGTCCCTGTCCTGGCCGACGCCGACCGAACTGGCAGGTAAGCCAATCGGCCGCGTGGTGCTGACCGACCGGGATCGTATGGTGGACGACGTGGACGGCGAGGGTGAGCCGTACGACCTGGCCGCGAAGCGAACCACGACCTTCGGATCGAACGCGATGTGCGTGGCCGAGTCGTCGCCGTCGCGCGAGGTGAAGGACATCAAGTGGATTCCGCGCACCCCGCACGAAGCGCCGCCGTGCGACGGCATCATCGGCCTGTATAACCGTGGCGACCGCCGCCGCTGGTACTGGCCCTGCCCGCACTGCGATCACTACTTCGAGGGCAAGTTTGAAATGCTGAAGTGGGACCGCAAGGAAGGCATGTCGAACCTCGAAGTAGCGGAAACGGTTTATATGGAATGCCCGAAGTGCGCGCAGAAGATCGTGCCGGACGACCGCTACGAAATGAACCTGTGGGGCATGTGGGTGAAGGACGGCGAGGCGATCAACAAGTTCGGACAGCGGTTCGGAAAGTCGGTGCGCTCGCTGATCGCATCGTTCTGGCTGCGCGGTGTCGCCGCTGCGTTCACGACTTGGAAGAAGCTGACCGTGACCTTCCTCGACGCGATGGACGACTTCGAGCGAACCGGCACCGAAGAGACGCTGAAGAAGTTCTATAACAACGACTTGGGCGAGCCGTACTACAGCCGCGCGCGCATGGAGATCCGCCTGCCGGAAACGATCAAGGCCCGCGCCGAGTTCACCCTGGGCGAGAAGGTCGTGCCCGATGGTGTGCGCTTCCTGCTGGCGACCGCCGACGTGCAGAAGGACAGCTTCGTGGTGCAGGTGTTCGGCATCATGCCGGGCTATCCGTTCGACATGTGCATGATCGACCGCTTCCCCGTCAAGAAGTCGAAGCGCCTGGATCACGACGGGCACCCCGAACTCGTGAAGCCGCACGCCTACCTCGAAGATTGGGATCTGCTGATCGAGCAGGTCATCGAGCGCGAGTACCCCCTGGCCGATGGGTCCGGTCGTCTCATGTCGATCAAGATGACCGGCTGCGACTCGGGCGGTAAGAAGGGCGCGACGACGATGGCCTACAACTTCTACCGCAAGCTGGTACGCGAGAACAAGCATCGCCGCTTCACGCTGCTGAAGGGCGACAGCAAGCCAGGACAGCCGCGCACGCGAATCAGCTTCCCCGACAGCAGCCGCAAGGACGTGAAGGCTGCGGCGCGCGGCGACGTGCCGGTGCTCATGCTGAACCCGACGATCCTGAAGGACGACCTCGACGGCCGCCTGGACTGCATCGAGCCGGGCAAGGGCATGTACCGCACGCCGTCGTGGCTCGATGACGACTTCTACGGCGAACTCTGTTCCGAGGTGCGCACGCCGAAAGGATGGGAGCACAACACGAACGTCCGCAACGAGGCATGGGACTTGTCGTACTACTGCATCGGCGTGGCCGTGTCGTCGTTCGTGAAGGTCGAAGGTATCGACTGGAACAACCCGCCATCGTGGGCCGACGAGTGGGACAAGAACGACTTGATCCGCAAGCCTGAAGAGGAAAAGCCATTTAGCGGTGCTGTAAAATTTGACTTCGGAAAGATGGCAAGTGCGCTTGCTTAACACCACAACTAGGAACCCTGAAATGATCCAACAAACCTTGACCGCAGCAGAGCGCCTTGTCGTGCAGGCGCGCCTCGACGAAGCCGTGTCTGCATACCACCAGTTGACGGTCGGTGGCGCAGCGCGCGTGGTCGTAGACCAGAACGGCGAACGTGTCGAATTCGTCGCCGCAAACAGCGCGAAACTGGCGTCGTATATCACCAGCTTGCGCATGCAACTCGCGCCGACCGGCTGCGGCCTGCAAGCCCTGGCCCCGGCTCAATTCTTCTTCTAAGCCATGACCCGCAAACAGACAAAGAGCACCCTGGCCGCCGTAAGTGCCGGGGCACCGCAAGTCATCGAAGTCGGCCGTCCGCGTGAAGGCGCGATGGTCGGCGGCATGGAAGGTGCAAGCAAGAACAGCCGCGAAATGGCATCGTGGTCGCCGCCGATTATCTCGCCCGACATGCAGATGAACGGCGTGAAGGACTTGATGGATGCGCGTGGCCGCGACGCCATGCAGAACGACGGCCTGGTGATGGGCGCGGTCCACACGCACAAGGACAGCATCGTTGGCTCGCAGTTCCGCCTGATCCTGACGCCGGACTTCGTGACGCTCGGTGCCGACGAAGCCTGGGCCGCCGAATGGGTCGAGTACATCGAGTCGCGCTTCAACCTGCTGGCCGATTCGACCGAGTGCTGGTTCGACGCGAGCCGCACGATGACGCTGACCGACATGATCCGCCTCGGCGTGGGCGGCTTCGTCATGACCGGCGAGGTGCTGGGCACGGCCGAGTGGCTGGTTCACGACAAGGCGCGCCCGTTCTACACCGCGATCCAGATGGTGTCGCCAACGCGCCTGTCGAACCCTGAAGGGCAGATGGACACGAAGCAGATCCGTGGCGGCGTCGAGAAGAACATCTACGGTCAGCCGGTCGCGTATCACATTCGTTCCGCGCACCCTGGCGACCTGTATTCGGACGACACGATCCCGTACTGGAAGCGCGTGCCCGCCTACACGAATTGGGGCCGCCGCCAGGTGCTCCACATCATCGAACAGCAGATGCCGGATCAGTCGCGCGGTATCAGCGACATGGTGGCCGTGCTGAAGCAAATGCGCATGACGAAGAAGTTCCAAGACATCACCCTGCAAAGCGCCGTCGTCAACGCGACGTACGCCGCCGCAATCGAGTCGGAACTGCCGAGCGACGTGGTGTTCGCGTCGATGGGCGCTGGTCAAGGTGGCATGGCCGAAATGCTGGGCCAGTACATGACGGCGCTCGGCGCATACGTGAACGGTGCGAACAACATCGCCATCGACGGCGTGAAGATGCCACACCTGTTCCCCGGCACGAAGCTGTCGATGAAGCCTGCCGGTACGCCGGGCGGCGTCGGCACCGACTTCGAGCAATCGCTGCTGCGCCACATCGCCGCGCCGCTGGGCCTGTCGTACGAGCAGTTCACGAAGGACTACACGCGCACCAACTACAGCAGCGCCCGCGCTTCGATGGCCGAAACGTGGAAGTACATGCAGTCGCGCAAAAAGACCGTGGCCGACCGCCAGGCGACCGTGACGTTCATGCTGTGGCTCGAAGAGGTCATCAACGAACCGAACAGCACCGTGCCGATCCCGAAGGGCATGACGCGCGCGCAGTTCAAGACGATGTTCTACGACCCGATCATGCGCGAAGCGATGACCGCGTGCCAGTGGATCGGCGCATCGCGCGGTCAGATCGACGAGGTGAAGGAGACGCAAGCGGCTATCATGCGCATCAAGTCCGGTTTGTCCACCTACCAGATCGAAGCAGCACGACTCGGTGAGGACTTCCGCAAGATCTTCATGCAGCAGGCCCGCGAGCAGAAGATGATGGAGTCGCTGGGCCTGTCGTTCAACGTCGATGCGACGAAAGCAGGCGCGAACGACCGACAGCAAACCATGCAGGACGAGAACGGCGATGGCGGTGATAACGGCGGTGACAACACCGACGAATCTCAGTCGCAGCCGAAAAACAACACTGGCAAGAAAGGGAAAAAGTAATGAGCGACATCGTTGCACGCGCGGCGCTTACACGCATGAACATGCGCGAGGCGCTGATCGCCCGCGATTATCAGGAAGGCTTCGCCGCCGACCTGGCGCAGATGGCCCGCACGGTGCCGGAAGAAGCGCAGAACAAGTTCCTCACCGAGACGCGCCTGGAACTGTGCGAAGCGTACGGCTTCGGCCGTCCGCAGCAGTCCAAGCCGTTCGCGTTCGCTGAAGGCGTGGCGATCATCCCGGTCCACGGATCTCTCATCAACCGCTTCGGTTGGTCGTACAGCTTCGTCACCGGCTACAACTTCATCCGCGCGCAGCACAACGCCGCCCTGCTGGATGACGACGTGAAGTACATCATCCACGACCACAACAGCTTCGGCGGCGAGGCCGCTGGCTGCTTCGAGTTGAGCGACGAGATCTACGCATCGCGTGGCAAGAAGCCGATCATCGCAGTGGTCGATTC